CGGGGTATAAGCAACATTACTTGTTATTTTTCAAACAGGTTATGCTATACTTGTGGCAAAATGAAAATACATGTGCATATATAGTAACAATATCTAGCGCAGCGTGGCGCAGCGGTAGCGCGATGGACTCATAATCCATAGGTCACAGGTTCGAGTCCTGTCGCTGCAACCACTCAACAGCCCCCAAGCCTCTGTCTCCTTCTACCCTGAGATTGAAGGAACCAAGCTCACCCCGGGGGCTTTTCTTTTTCTACTACCCATTGGTGTAATGGCAGCATCCTAGTCTCCAAAACTAATGGTGGGGGTTCAAGTCCCTCATGGGTAGCCACTCTATAATTTTATGTTACAACCTAAACAACTCCAAGAGTTCCTGAACAGGGTCGAAGCCCTGCGCGGCGTAATGGTCGGCTATGAGTCGCCAGAGAAAGAAGCGATAGCGCCACATGTGGTGATGCTTTCCGGTCTGGTGAACATCCACGGCACCCCTCACCTGTTCGAGGCGGAACTGAATCTGGCTGAGTTCCATACCCAAGATGATCTGATGCTTCTAGCCAAGCGCATGATCGCAGCCTTTGAGAAGGCAGGGGTCGAAGTCAAAACCTAAAGGATATCAAATGGCAGCAAGGATTAAAAAGATTCGTCATGACGAGAACACACGTCTCAAGATCCAAGCGGCTCAGTTAATCAATCGTCTTGAGGCACACGCCAACGGCACAGTGGAAATGACCACTACCCAAGTTCGTGCCATCGAGATCCTCCTACGCAAGATCCTGCCTGACTTGGCCGATGTCCGTATGGAGGTCGATGCCCAGCCGATTACCTTCAACCTGAACATGGGTGCTCCCCAAGAAGAAGGAGACGAGTAATGGGTCACTGCGCTGATTGGAACAGGAAGTCATTCAAGAAGGGCCCGGTCAAGATGGCTGATGGCGGTGACGTACCCAGCCTAGGCTACGAGCCTGATTCCGAAGAGTACGATACCCCGTTCGAGTTGTCCTACTCCGCAGAAGGTCAAGGCGTTGGCGACTACGGTGGCGGTGGACGCATAGGTCGTACCCACCACTTCGACGACAAAACCTCCCTGAATGTTGGTGTATCCGGTAGCCACTGGAAAGGTGGCGGTCAATCTGGCCGTAGCATTGATGCTATTGATGCAACTTACAAGAATAAGTTTGGCAGCTTTGGCGCATCGTTCGAGCCCAACACCAAGAAGATCAACGTAAGTTTCTACAAAGAGTTCTAAGTGTGTCTTATCAATTTAACTACAACCCACCCGGCAAAGAAGCCGCCAAGTTCCACAAGGCCAATGGATTCGTCCGTGGCTTGATGGGGCCTGTAGGCTCAGGCAAATCCTCAAGCTGTTGCGTCGAGATTGTATCCCGTGCGCTACGGCAGCAACCGGGCAGGGATGGGGTGCGGCGTTCGCGCTGGCTGATTATTCGTAACACCTACCCCGAACTAAAGTCCACGACCATCAAGACATGGGAGCAATGGTTCCCTCCTGAAGTGGCACCTATCAAATGGGATACGCCCATCACCTCGACGCTGAACATCAGCAACATCGGGGATGGCACATCCTTGAATCTCGAAGTTATGTTTATGGCATTGGATAAGCCTACCGAGACAGGTAAGCTGAGATCTCTGGAACTGACCGGCGCTTGGATCAACGAAGCATCCGAGGTTCCAAAGGAGATCTTCGATATGGTCACGCAGCGTGTGGGACGTTACCCCGCTAGGACGCAAGGTGGCCCGAGCTGGCACGGTATCATTCTTGATACTAACCCACCAGACGACGATCACTGGTACTACAAGGTTGCAGAAGAAGAGAAGCCTGAGGGCTGGGAGTTCTTCCGTCAACCCGGCGGTCTCATCAAGAGCATCAACGAGGAAGGCAAGGAAGTCTTTGCCCCCAACCCGTTTGCCGAGAACGTCAGGAACTTGCCAAATGGTTATGGCTATTACCAGCAGCAGCTTGCCAGCAAGACGGACGATTGGATCAATGTGTTTGTCCTTGGCAACTACGGCTCGACGCTGGACGGTAAGCCTGTGTACCCAGAGTACAACGACAAGGTTCACTGCCTGAAAGAAGATGTTGAGGCCACGCCCGGGATGCCGTTAGTCCTAGGCTGGGACTTTGGCTTGACCCCAGCTTGCATCATCATGCAGGAGACTGCGCGTGGTGCGCTGCACATCGTTGACGAGCTGGTATCCGAGGACATGGGTATACGGCAGTTCGCTAATGATGTAGTCAAACCATTCTTAAATCAACACTATGGCAACTTTCAACTCGTATCTTCTGGCGACCCTGCTGGTGGTATTAGAGCCCAGACGGATGAGCGAACCTGCTTCCAAGAACTTCTTGAGGCCGGCATTTATACGGAGCCAGCTCCAACGAATGATTGGATCCCGCGCCGTGAATCTGTAGCCTACTTCATGACCAAGATGGCAGATGGCAAGCCGGGGTTTATGATTAACCCGAGATGCCGCAGCTTGAGGAAGGGATTCCTTGGGCGTTACAAATATGAAAGAATTAAAACTTCTGGCCTAGCCCGGTACAAAGATCGACCGCTCAAGGACGACTACTCGCACCCACAAGATGCTTTGCAGTATGGATGCTTGAAGATTCGTAGCGGGGTCGCACCGGCTCGGGCAAGATCCGTTAAAAAAGTCTCTGCTAGGGGATGGACATAAATGAGCTATAGCTTACAGCGGCCACAGATTGAGGCGACAGTTACACAGGTAGACGATCAGGAAAGCAATGCTCGGTTCGAGTCTCGCCTGTCAGCTTATGTTCGTTCCTGCTGGGACGAGGCAAAGACCGCCAAGGTTCAAATCACTGAGCGTCTGTTGAAGTGTGAGCGTCAGCGTCGGGGCGAGTATGACCCTGAGCGTATGTCTGAGATCCAACGAGTAGGTGGCTCTGACATCTACATGATGCTTACCGATGTGAAGTGCCGTGCCGCTGAGTCGTGGATCAAGGACGTGATGCTAAATCAGCAAGAGCGTGTCTTTGATCTGAAGGTGTCTAGCTATCCTGACATTCCGCCCGAGATGAAGCGTGGCATCGTAGATCAGGTTCGTTCCGAGGCAGAAGAGTTCTTGGCACAGTCTGATGAGCCGCTACACCCTGAGGCATTCCGCGCACGGATGGAGGAAGTCCATGAGGCTACCCTAACCCGTATGCGTGACGAGGCCGAAGATGCTGCACGTCGCATGGGTCTGAAGATCGATGACCAGTTGCGTAAGGGCAAGTTCCCTGAAGAGCTGAAGAAGTTCATCACGGACTTCACGACCTTCCCGACAGCCATCATGAAAGGCCCGGTCATCAAGCGTGGCAAGGAGATGGCATGGGGCCCCGGGTTCACTCCCGTTGTGGTCAACAACTACCAAGAGAAGTTTGAGCGCGTCAGTCCTTACGACATCTTCCCTTCGCCGGCATCTACTGGCGTGAACGATGCGTACCTGATTCAGCGCCACTTCCTGAACCTGCGTTCCTTGGAAGCTATGCGTGGCACCCCCGGTGTCAACGACGAAGAACTGTCAACCGTTATCAGCCGCTTTGGTTTGTCTGGTTATCGCAACTGGATCCAAGGCGACAACGAACAGCGTGTGCTGGCTGGCAAACCTTTCCGCTATCCGATCAATGCTGGCGAGGTCGAGACCGTCGAGTTCTGGGGTTCAGTCCCCGGCACTATGCTCCTTGAGTGGGGCATTGAGGACGACATCGATCCTGATTCTGTGTATGAGATCGACGCTTGGTGGACTGACGGTTGCCTGTGGAAGTGCGTCCTGAATCCCGATCCTCTCGGTGAGCGTCCATATCAGATTGCTTCGTGGGAAGATGTGCCCGACTCCTTCTGGGGCGTGGCTCTGGGTGAGGTCATGCGTGATACTCAGGTATTGTGCAACGCAGCAGCCCGCGCAATTGCAAACAACATGGGTGTAGCTTCTGGCCCGCAGGTCGAGGTCACTGTTGACCGTCTGCCTGATGGCGAGGACATCACTGACGTTTACCCTTGGAAGATCTGGCAAACCACTTCGGACAAAACCGGCGGTGGTCAACCTGCTGTGCGTTTCTTCCAGCCTAGCCTGAATGCCGGCGAGTTGCTGCAAGTCTTTATGCAGTTCTCCAAGCAAGCAGATGAAGTCACTGGTATCCCTAACTATGTGTACGGTAGCGCCGCGGTATCTGGTGCAGGTCGTACCGCTTCCGGTTTGTCTATGTTAATGGACAACGCAAGCAAAGGTATCAAACAAGCAATTGCAAACATTGATACAATAGTAAGTGGTATAGTGCAGAAACTATATATTCACAACATGATGTTCGATCCTGATCCTTACATCAAGGGCGACTTCAGTGTTATTGCCAAAGGTGCAATTGGTCTGCTGCATAAAGAGACCTTACAGATGCGCCGCAATGAGTTCCTCGTTGCTACGGCCAATCCGATTGATTCTCAAATCACAGGCATGCAGGGTCGTGCTTACCTGTTGCGTGAAGCTGCGCGTGGCCTTCAGATGGATACGGAGAAGCTTGTTCCCAATGCTGACAGCATGAAGGAGCAGGAGATCAATATGAAGGCGCAGGTGCTTGCTCAACAAATGGTGCAGCAAATGGCGGCACAGATGCAAGCCCAGCAACCTCCAAGCCCAGCAGAAATCCCGCAGTCACAGCCCCTACCACCTGAGCCACAGATGTTGGCAGACGGTGGACAGGTCGGCATGACTGAGGATGAGATGATGCAAGCAGATATGGCTGACCAAATCCTACGGGCATTAGCCGTTAACAACGTAGTCTAAGGAGACACGAATGGCGCACAAACTTTTGAAGCACCCTCCTCGCAATTCCAAAGAGAAGAAAATGATGGAAGAGAAGGGAAAGAAAATGCCGATGCACAAAATGCCCGATGGCAAGATGATGCCCGGGAAGAAACATAAGGGGAAATAAATGGCCGGATACGTTCCAGATTGGCTGCGAGACAGTCACAAGAAAACAGGGAAGGAAAAGGTTGAGCACGGTAAGCGTTCCATGCCCGGCTTCCATGCTGACCAGAAAGGCCACCCCCTGACAGAGAAGGCACCCCACACTGCGGCAGCTTACTTTGCTGATGGCGGTATGGTGTATATGGCAGATGGCCGCGACCCTACCGAAGCAGAGCTGAAGCAGATGGGTCTTGATGCGTCCAACCGTGAGCGTGAAAATGCTGACGCTAATAACAGGCCCGGTATTGTTGAGGGCTTCAAGCGCCTAGCTTCCCGTTTCTCAGAAGGCAACATCGATGATCCTAACAGCCTAGCCTATGAGCGTTATGGTGCTGGCCGCGGTCGTCGTGAGTATGAGAACCAGAAAGCTTTCGCTGAGAACGCCAAGATGCAAGGCAGCGGTATGCGCGATGCTGGTATGGTTATGCGCGGCGAGAAAGAGAAGAAGTCTGAAGGCCCGACCGTTATGGGCGACAAGGCGCAAGCCGTACCAACTCCTAAGGTTGACGAGGTGAGGCCGCTATCCATGAGTATGGACATGGACTCGATGAAGCGTAGTGCTATGAGTGGTGGAGCTGATCTTCCTAAGGTTGAGCCCAATGCTGTGCCGCGTCCGATGGCTACTGAGCCTGATCGTAAAGCCAAGCCAGCCGCAGAACCTAAGCGTCGCGGTGTTGCATCTGGCACTACCCCTGCTGGTGGTGGCGGTGGTTCACCAAAGCGCGGTGTTGAAACAGGCACTACTCCCGCTGAGCCAAGCAACAGTACCCGCAAGGAAAAGCCGGGTGCCCGCGGTGGCGACAACGAGAAGCGCAAGTCTAAGCCCTACCCAGCAGAGCAAGCAGTCCAGAACCTCGGCAAGAGATTCAAAGACGCTGACGATGCGCTGAAGGCTGATCCCAAGAATGCCGCCAAGAAGAAGGCACGGGATGAAGCGAAGATGCGGTACGAGAAGGCTGCAAAAGAATTGAGGTAATCCGTGTTATCACAAATTAGCAATGAAACAATTAACGCGCTTGCACAGCTTGATGGCAACGTCCACTTCGAACAAGTGAAACGATGGCTTCAAGAATCTCTGCATGAACTTGATAGAACAACCCCTATCACCAAGGACGAGGTACAGACTCGCTGGAACCAAGGGGCTCAACAAGTCTTGAACGAGATACTAGATAAGGCCGTAGGTGCCGAGCAAGCGATACGAAAGATTCGGTCGAGATTCTAATCGACAGATCCCTAAGCTAACAGGGCTGAGTTAGCAATAATGAAAATCTTGGATGACCTGACGAGGATCCAAGACTCATGGAGAAATTTATGGCAATCCCACGCAAAGTACGCGAAGCAGAAGAACGAGCCAACGCTCTACACAAGCAGCTTTATGAGAGCCCGCCTGTGCCAGAGCCGAACCCAGCACCGGATCCCCAACCCGATCCTGCGCCGGCTCCCATTAACGACCCTGACCCAGATCCTAATCTGGAAGCAAATGGCGGGAATCCACCCCCGGAGCCGCCAGCCCCGCCTCAGGACGATAACAAATGGGAACAGCGGTACAAGGTAATCGAGGGGAAGTACCGAGCTGAAGTTCCTCGTATGGCCGCGGAAAACAAAGAGCTTAGGTCGCAGATGGCCGAGCTTGCAGCACAGATCGAATCTCTTAAGAGTCAAGCCGAGTCCCAAAGGGCACCACTCATTACAGAGGCCGATAAGGAAAAGTACGGAGAAGATCTGTTGGATGTTATTCAACGGGCAACTCAACAGGCAACTGCCGCTAAGGATGCGGAGATTGCTGAACTCAAACGCCGCATGGATACTGTGACTAACACAGCGTCCAAGGTTACTGAGTCCAGCTATTACTCTGATCTGAATCGTGCTGCGCCGAATTGGGTACAACTCAACTCCGACGAAAGATTCCTGTCGTGGCTGGATGAATACGATCCCCTTACAGGTCGTACTCGACAAGAGCTATTAGAGATCGCTGAGCAAGAAAGGGATGCCGAACGCACTGCACGTTTCTTCACTTTGTTTGAAGAACTGCACGGCGACAAAAAGCAGTCTCCGCCGCCTCCTAATAAACAGGCGCACCAAGCACCAGACAGTCGTAAGAACAACCCGGCTCCTGCCGCGAAGAGATACTTCACGCGCAAGGAGATACAGGAGTTCTACTCTGCCTGTCGCAATGGGCGCGTGTCTCCTAAGGATATGGTGGCAATGGAGGCAGAAATCCATGCCGCATCTTTAGAGGGCCGAGTTCGGTAACTCTACATTTGCGGCGAAAACATATTAGATCTAAGGAGATCAAAAAATGTCTTTACCCGTAAATGGTGGCTATCCTCAGTATAGCTATGCTGACAACCCCGGTGGTTCAGCTTTTATCCCAGAGATTTGGAGCGGCAAGCTTCAAGTCAAGTTTTACAAATCGACTGTCCTTGGTGAAATCACCAACAACGATTGGGAAGGTGAGATCAAGGGTATGGGCGATACCGTCCACATCCGTTCGATCCCCACTATCACCATCAACAACTACAGCAAGGGTCAAACCCTGACGACTGAGACTCCTACCTCGACTCCGATTGATCTCTCAATCGACAAGGGTAAGTACTTCGCCGTTGTAGTTGACGATGTTGACGTTGTACAGGCAGACGTGAAACTGATGGACATCTTCTCGAATGATGCTTCCGAGCAGATGAAGATCGCCGTTGATAATGACGTTCTGAACAACGTAGCAGCCGACGCAGCCGCAGCCAACAAAGGCCCGACCGCTGGTGCTATTTCTGGTGACATCGATCTGGGCGACACTGGTGCTCCGATCCACATCACTGTGAACAACGTGCTTGAGAAGATCCTCGACGTTGGTCTGGTTCTGGACGAGCAGAACGTACCTGAAGATGGTCGTTGGATGGTTATCCCTTCGTGGATGGCTCCTCTGTTGAAGAACTCCGACCTGAAGCAAGCTTACCTGACCGGTGACGACACCTCGCCGCTGCGTAATGGTAAGATCGGTATGATCGACCGTTTCACTTTGTTTGTCTCGAACAACATCAATGTTGTTGCTGACACTGTTGACGCATGGCACGTCATCGCTGGTACCCGTGATGCAATCTCGTTTGCTTCGCAGATCACCAACGTGGAAACTCTGCGTTCGACCACCACCTTCGGTGACATCGTTCGTGGCCTGAATGTTTATGGCTACAGCGTTGTTAAGCCTGAGGCTTTGGTCGATCTGTATGTGTCCAAAGTTGCCCTGCCCTAATTAGGGTAGTGGTAGGGAGGGGGCTCTTACACGGGAGCCTCTTCCCATTTTTTATTTTTGTGAGGACTTATGTCTATTACCGTAGCTCCAACCCCAACCCCAAAGCAGCGCGACAAGCATCGTTTGCTTATGCAGACTACTACCGGCGCGCTATACGCATGGGACGAACAATTAGCAAAGCGTCAGGATATGGTTGAGTACAAGCATCCGACGCGCGAGAAAGTTGTCAAGAAGGAAAAGAGAACTCCCGATCAGATCAAAGCAGATGCTATGAGATCCCGGGGTATCGAGCCTCCGACAGAGCCGACTGCCGCAGAGATGGCACAGATGGTTCTGAAGCACAGCAAAAAATCCGCAACTCAGGAATAATAAAAGTGAGGGCGGCGTGGGCTGCTCTTCATTAAGGAGAATCGCCATGCGTCGCCTATTACTTTTACTTGCATTTCTTGCAACCCCTTTTGCTATCGCGCACGATTATGCTGAGAAGCATGTCCATGCGAAGTACTTCAAAAACAATGTAGGCGGCTGGACTGTCATCACAGACAAAACCAAGTGGTGTGGTGCCATGCAAGCGTTTGATGGTTATGCCTTCTCTGCTGCTGGTGACAAGACTAGGTTCTGCTGGGTGCCGAGAGGCGAGATGGTTCTAGTCCGGTTCGAAGGAGAGCGTGACACTGGTATGTGGCCAATGCAAGCTTTCGAAGATCTTCCGCCAGATCAAGAGCCTGATGTAAGCACCATGTTCCCAGAGAATGCAAAGGAACTCTAATGGCAAAGAAAAAGAAGTGGATTCAAGATGCAATCCAAAAACCGGGTTCTCTGCGTAAGTCTCTCGGAATTAAAGAAGGTGAGACGATCCCTGCAAAGATGCTTGACAAGGCAGCTAAGGCCCCGGGCAAGATGGGTCAACGTGCGCGCTTGGCGAAAACTTTGAAAGGATTCAAAAAATGAAACAGGTATGGGACAAGAAGAACCCCAAGAAGAAGAGCACTCCTCTTACTCCTGCACAAAAGGCCGAGGCTAAGCAACGAGCAAAATCGGCTGGTCGTCCCTATCCTAATCTTGTTGACAATATGGCAGCAGGGAGAAAGAAGAAATGAAGAAAGACTCTAGGCTAGAAAGAGCTGGGGTCTCTGGTTACAACAAACCCAAGAGAACGCCAGACCATCCTACCAAGTCCCACATCGTTGTGGCAAAGGATGGCGATCAGATCAAGACGATTCGGTTCGGGCAGCAGGGAGTTGTGGGAGACCGACAGCCAACCAAACGTCAAGCTTCATTCAAAGCACGTCACGCGAAGAATATCGCCAAGGGCAAGATGTCTGCGGCCTATTGGGCAGACAAAGTTAAATGGTGAGATAGATGTCTACATTCCAACAAGTAATCGATGATGCGCGAGTAACGCTCAACGATGAGGATGCTGTTCGTTATACAACCCCTCAGTTGATGTCGTATTGCAATGATGGCATTCAGGAGATGTACCGTATTCGCCCCGACTTCTTGTTTGGTAATTACACAGCAGCTACCGTTACATACGTCGAGAGCGACAACCTCCCAATCACAGCTCAGTACCAGAACCTCTTACATCTTTATGTAGTGTTCCGAGCAGAGCTGCGTGATGATGAGTACTCCGCTGAGAGTCGCGCCGGCGCAATGCGTAGCCTGTTCCAAGGGAGTCTTACATAATGAAAAATCACGATAAGTTCCTTGATTATGTAATGCCTCATGTCCCAGGATGCAATGTCAACTTGGCACTACACGAAGTCAAAAGCACCATCATTGATTTCTGCGAGAAGAGCTTTATTCTTCAGGAGACGCTGGATCCTATTACCACAATTGAGAACATCCCTGACTACGATCTTGAGCCATCCAAGGACAGGATAGTAGTTAAGATTCTAAAGGGCTGGTTCAAGAACGCAAGACTATCGCCAGAGAGCGTAGATGAAATAGATAAGCCTTCCATCTACAACCAGACGATTGCCGACGTTACTACCACCAAGGGCGACCCGAAAATCTTTACGCAAAAAGATCCGCGTACATTCTCGCTGTACCCTATACCGAACGAAACTGTGGCGAACTCTATAACCCTGCGCGTTGCAGTGAAGCCAACAAGATCGGTGGATACGATTGACGATTTTATCTACGAAGATTACGCGGAAACAATCGCTCACGGCACAATAGCTCGGCTTTGTCTCTCGCCAGATAAGCCGTACTACAACGAGAAGTTGGCTGTAGCAAGGGAGGCCCTGTATCGTGCTGGCCTGAATGTGGCGCGTGACCGTGCGCTCAAGGCGTTCGTGCGCGTCAACAAACAAGTGAAGATACGGAGAGTCTAATGGCAGACAAAATTAAATTAGTTCAAGGGGACACACGGCCTACCCTTATCTGCACCTTGACAGATGAGACTACGGGCGACCCGATCAACATCACTGATGCTACCGTTCTCCTGAAGTTCCGTCAGGTTGGATCTACCACTCTGACCGCAACCATAACGGGAAGCGTTACTAATGGAGCTGGTGGCGTTGTAGCATTCTTCTGGACTGATGATCCTACTGCTCTTGATGGCCCGCCCGGAGAGTACGAGGGTGAGATCGAGATCACGTTTAGTGACAGCAGCATCCAGACTGTGTACGACTTACTAAAGTTCAAACTACGTTCGGAGTTCTAAAATGGCAAGAGTGACGGTTTCGTCCGTCCTCGCCTCTGCCCTTTCAGCGGAAGTTGAAGTAGTAAGCAGCATCTCCGTAGAAGCCATCAACGTAGTTGTTGAGAGGGTTCTTGTTCAATCCGCTGTGGCGGCGGGATACGCTACTGCTACGGTGTCTAGGGTAATACCAGAGGCGCTGGTCGAGTACGTTCTAGCAGAAGCCACCGCATACCTCGATGAAGAGGGCTGGTGGAAAAAGTTCAAGGACACCGTTGGGGCAACAGACCTCATATCTGTATCGGTATCCAAAACACTTACTGACAGCACTGGCGCAACAGATAGTGCCACGCTGGGTGTTGGCAAGGGTCTTACTGACTCTGTGAGCGTGACAGAAAGCATAACAGTCACACTCGTTATTCTTCGAGACTTCTTCGAAACGGTTACTGCAACCGACGCTGTTCAATCAATTGATATGGCGAAGGCGCTGACCGATACGGCAACCGCAACAGAAGCGGCGCAAAAAGATTTCTCAAAAGCCCTAACAGACCAAGCAACATTAACGGATGCTGCGGCGCTCTTGATGAGCAAACCGCTGGCAGACAGCGTTACGCCTTCTGACGATTCTTACTGGTCTTACGTCAAGGCACTGTCCGATGCGGTTGATGCGGCTGATGCAATAGCCTCCTTTGATATAACGAAGAGTCTATTGGACAGCGTATCTGCCACAGAGGCAAAAGCTATCGACTTAAGCAAACCTTTGTCCGATAGTGTTTCACCAACCGACCTGTTTGCGAGAGTAGTAACTTTCAACAGGACGTTTACCGATACTGCTGTGGTGACTGAGGCGCTGAACCACGCGTTTAGCAAATCGTTGCAGGATTCGGCTACCCCATCTGAATCTGCTGCAATAGCCTTTACAAAAGCAGCAACAGATAGTGTCACCGTAACAGACAGCATTATCTCTATTGTAATAGTGAGTGGTGCAACACAACTAGTCAACAGCTTCCCGCTGAATGTATTCACATTAAATGGCCCGTAAGGAGAACCAGATGCAAGCCAAAGAACTTATCTCTGTCAAAGGTCGCCTGAAGATCCACGTTTTCGACGCGGAAACTCTTGAGACCAAAGACTACTTCGAAGTCGATAACCTAGTCGTAGACGCTGGTCTTGACTATATCGCTTCCCGTATGAAAGACGCAACCGCAACAGCTATGAGTCACATGGCCGTAGGTAGCGACAACACTGCTGCTGCCGCAGGTCAAACCGCACTAGGCTCAGAGCTTGGCCGGGTTGCCCTAACGAGCACTACCGTTACTTCCAATGTTGTTGAGTACATCGCCACCTTCGGCGCAGGTACCGCAACTGGCGCAATCGTAGAAGCCGGCATATTCAACGATGGTGTGGCTGGCACAATGCTTTGCCGTACTGTCTTTTCCGTAGTGAACAAAGGCGCTGCTGACGCAATGACTATCACTTGGGAAGTCACCGTAGCCTAATAGGAGAATCCAATGACTGTTAAGTGGACTAACAATGCGACGACCACGATAGCATCGGGTATATCTTCTGGGGATACTTCGATAACTCTTGCTGGTAGTACGGGCGCATTGTTCCCAACTCTGGGTGCTGGTGATTATTTCTACGGCACCCTGAACAACGCTAATAACGACATAGAGATCGTCAAGGTTACTGGTCGTTCAGGCGATGTTCTAACTGTTGTGCGCGGGCAAGAGGGCACGTCTGCTGCTGCTTGGATTGGCGGCGACAAGTTCGAACTTCGTCCTACTGCTGCTGGCTTCACTGATGCTGCCGCTGGCGAGAACATTGTTGACTTGGCAGTTGCTAAGGGCGGTACTGGCGCAGACAACGCTCTGGACGCTCGTATCAATCTGGACGCTGCACAAGACCCAGACACCAACGGCTTCATAGTTCGTAACGGCGACCACGTTTCAGTTTCACGTTCGATAACTGCTGGCGATGGTATCACTGTAACCAATGGTGATGGTCAAGCTGGCAACGTAGAGATCGATAACACTGGCGTGCTTGCTCTGACTCAGGGCACTGGCATAACCATCAGCGGAACCAATGCCAATAAGACAATCACCAATGCTGGTGTGACTAGCTTCAACGGATCGACAGGTGATATCACTTTTACATCTGATCCTCCGCAGTTAGTTGTATTTACTGCAAGCGGTACTTGGACAAAAGACCCCGGCCTGAAAGCTGTAATTGCTGAGGTCATTGGCGCTGGTGGTGGTGCCTCTACTCGCGGTGCTGTTGGTAAGACAACTATTGCTGGTGCTGGTGGTGGCGGTGGTGGCTATGCGCGCAAAAGAATTGCTGAGGCATCCCTTGGTGCAACTGAGACCGTTACGATTGGCACTGGCGGTACTGCTTCCAAGACGGGCACAACCAATACTGATGGTAGCTCTGGCGGCACTTCTTCGTTTGGTTCGCACTGCTCTGCTACTGGCGGAACTGGTGGTCAAAAGTATGACGGAGCTGCACCCGCTACTACATCGTCTGTTGGCGGCACTGGTGGTACTGGATCTAACGGCGATGTCAATGTTCAGGGAGCTAAAGCACCAGACGTATTAACCACCCTAGCTGGTGATGGTGGCTTAGCTGCTCTTGGATTCGGAGCTGGTGGAGCTGGTGCTAAGACAACTGGAACCGCAATAACCAACGGCAGTAACGGCAATCTATACGGCGGTGGCGGCGGCGGAGGTTTCGCTAGCGGCACCAACAACGCTGGATCTGGCGCAGATGGTCTTGTGCTAGTATGGGAATTCTACTAATCGAGGGTCATTATGAAAGCACTAATATCCCCCAATGAGCCAAGAGGTGAAGGACTTCGGGTGGCAGAGGTTATGCCATCCGAGTTCCCTGTCGCTGAGCCGTTGTTTTGGGTTGACTGCCCTGACGAGGTTGTTGCCGACATGTGGATCTACCTATGGCAGACAGGCACGTTTGAACAGATCAGATTTGCCGAAGAAGAACCGGAGGTCTTATAATGAAGATGGATAGCTTTCGTTGTCACGGCTATGTTATAGTCAGGACTACGTTTCGTCGTGGTGAGGTAGTTAACGACGAAGCATTGTCGTCCAATTACTTTACGGTGGAGCAAGATGGTTCTCTTCAAGGTTCGGGCTTCTATCACTGGTTTCTGGCCTCAGGTCATCACACACATGAGAATCTCGAAACTGGCGCGGTCGTTGACCAACATCGCGGCTGGAACACCAAAGACTTCCCATTGGTTGCTGGCGAATATAAATTGGAGGTTAGAGATCCATCAGTAGTGTGGTGCCTCAACACCAAGGCCAACGATTCACTGCCTGACTTTGACTTCCATCATGTCAAGATGGACGAGGGTTATGTAGACCACACCTTCAACGATGGAGACAAGATCTTCCTGATGGATGGCGGCTTTATGATTAACGGCAAGGAAATCAACGGCCCGCAACAGATCCGGTTCGTTGGCACCAAGCAGGTTACGTTCCATAAAGACAGCATGTGGATCCTTGTGAAAGGTTAATGTGTCAAAGTATTTCAAAAAGCTGGCGCTCCCTCAATTATGGGATGTTGAGCTGAACCCGGACAATCTCGAACCTCTGCAAACATACGACAAGTTTCAGAAGTTTGGGATTACCGCGGTCAAGCAATTTGAATGCTACGCACTTCATGTGGCCACATCCTATAAGGCTAGACCTCAGGATGTCATTAAGGCAACAAGGTTCCTGCCCCGAGAGCTTCTCCGATTGGAAGAGCCTGAAGGGTGGGTTCTGTCTATGCAAGGTGATGGGTATCTTCCTGCTCATGTTGACAAAGACAGGGAATGCACCATAAACTTTTACTTTGACTGCAATGGTCAAGAGTCTCGGTTCTTTGATTACCAGAACAGGGAGTTGACTGTCAAGGACAGATTTGTTGCTGAGCACGGTGATGTGTACCTGCTCAACGTCAAGGAAGTCCACGATGTCAAGCTATGCCCAGATAGTCCAAGAAAAGTTTTTGGTCTAACCTTCAAGGACACGCCTTATGAGACAGTCCTCAGTCTATTGTCAAATAGAGAATAAGTTTCATGGGCTGGAATCTATGGAAATGATTCATAAGAAAACTTTCCACAGAAACCAGCACATGACGCAGGGTGAGAGATGGCACCCCAAGTCAACAGTTGTTCCAGTTGATATGCTGGACATAGCTGGCGACAGAGCAAAAGAATTGCTGTTCGATCAACTTCCATACGAGTTGTTAAAAGAAAAACCAGAGGTGTGTGTGTTCGAGGTGGTAGTGCCTTGGCATGCTATTCAACCAGTGGTTGCTTGTCACGTTGACTTTGGCCGCACGTCTGCGCTCAACTACTTCATTGATACCAACGGAGAGGCTTTTATCTTCGCGGATCAAATGGTAGGATTCACCCCGAAGGACGGTGATTGCTATATACTTGACGTTACTAAGCCTCACTTTGTAGGGCTGTCTCCCGGGACTGTTCTTAGGGTGCTTAGCTTTAGTTTCGCCAAACTACCATACGAAGAACTACGGAGGATGTGTGCATTTGACCTTTGTGAATGAGATTGATCGTGTTGCTGACATCTACCCGATAGAACGGGCACAAGATATTTCTTACAAGTGGCTGAACAGACTGCGGGAAGATTTCCGAAACGTAAGCAAGAAGTCTGGCTACAAAACATTTCCTGTCAACCATGCGGCTAGGTGTCCCGGCATATTCAACTTGCTGCGGCAAGGCTGGGTTATGCGAACCTATACGGACATAACCATAGAAAGAATTGGCGATGGTTTCGAGTGGAGAACTCCGCATGATTGGGGGCACCCTGTCGTGGACTTCTTCCATGAGGAAAACTTAGTTAGGCACTTCGATGATTGGCCTCAACATTCATTGAGACATGTATTGAAGTACAACAGCGGGTGGCGCGTGAACGTCCCCAAAGGATACTACCTTCTTGAGATGGGGATACCGTACCAAGATGATAGTAGGTTTGAGGTGCTGCCCGGAGTCTTTGATAGAAACTACGGATGGGCGGCAATGAACCCATTCTTCCGGTGGAACGGCGCAGACGGTGAGAAGTTGCTGATCCCTGCTGGGACTCCAATAGCTCAATACATCCTTGTTCCAAAAGACGAGGTGAGCTTTAGTTGTGAGAACTACAATCCCAACAAGCACCGAGACACACGCGCACTTGATTGGATAAAGCAAACCAAGTTTGTCCAAGACTTCGCTCATTGGAGGAAAACTTTCGGAGACTAGAATGATTGAAGCCGCAGTGTTGTTTGCGGTCTTTGAGGGAGCACAAGCAGCAGTCAAGGGAGTCAAGGCCGCTGTTCAGTTAGGCAAAGAGGTGCGTGAGGTCTACAAGGATCTCAGCACCTTTTTTCATGCCCAAGGCCAAATCGAAGTCGCATACCAGAAGTCGCAAGCTGGTGTACCAACAGTAGAAGAAGATGGAAGAACCGCAACACAAAAGGCACTAGACATTGTATTCATGCGTCGAGAGATGATCCGCATGGAAGTTGAGCTACGGGAGACTTTGATCTACGGCTTCAACGAGTCTGGCCTGTATGACGAGATGTGCAAGGAGCGCGCAAAGATAATTGCGGCAGAGCAAGATGCTATACGAGATGCAAGACTAAAGCAGCAAAGAATAGAAAGCGAAGCCAAGCGCAAGAAAGCAAGACAGATGGAGATAGCTTGGGGAATAGTTGGAGGCTTTGTTGGTCTTGCAATATTTGCATTTATTATCTGGATGTTTACGCAAGGAGGCAAGTGGTGATGACAAAATGGTTCGGTGAAGATTGGATGACTACTAAGTGGCGACCCATGATGGCAATCGTCTACATGATAATCAACCTAGCAGACTTCCTTATCTTCCCTATCATTTGGTCTTTACTGCAAATCCACGGCAAGGGCGAAGTTGCGCAGCAGTGGGTTCCGCTCACCCTATCTAATGGCGGTCTGTTCCACATGGCGTTTGGTGCCGTGCTTGGGGTTGCCGCATTTACCCGCGGCCAAGAGAAAATAGAGAAAGTCAAAAATGCCAACTTGGATACTCAATAAATGGACATGGATCGGCGTGGCAATGATTGCCCTATTTGCAACGGGCTGGTGGCTAGGGGATTCTCTGAAACAGGGAGAGTGGGATGCTGCAAGGGTCAAGGAGGCGGAAGCTGTGGCTGTGGCAGTAAAAGAAGCCCACGACAAAGCGATGTCCAAGGAACGCGAACTGACCCAAAAGTTGAACAGCCAATCGAAACAATACCAAACAAAACTACAGGAGAAGGATCGTGAAAAAGCTGCTGCTCTTGAGCGTTTTCGTTCTGACGGGTTGCGCATCAGCGTCGAAGCCAGTGCTGGTCAAGACGGAGTGTCCGGTGATCCCGCCAATTCCTGCCGATGTGATGGTGGAACGACAGCCAAACTTTCTGATGAGGTTGCCCAGCGACTTGTTGAACGAAGGACAGAAGCCGACAAAATAGTAGAGCAGTTAACTGCTTGCCAAGGAATTCTAAGGGAAATAACAAATGGTAAATAGTCGAAAGATTGACGATCTGCTACCCGTTGTTCAATCTAGGGTAAGAAAGTTTTTGGAACTGTGTCACGAAAATGACATAGATCTTTTGATAACATCTACCTTCCGCGACAACGAAAGCCAGAACGCTCTATACGCTCAAGGCAGAACAGCGCCCGGGAAAATTGTAACCAATGCAAAGGCTGGAGAAAGTTGGCATAATTATAGGTGCGCAGTAGATGTGGTACCATTGCGTAATGGTAAGCCAGTGTGGGATGGAAAAGATTCCGTATGGCAAACCGTGGGCGAGTTGGGTAAACAAGCGGGCTTAGAGTGGGCTGGCGATTGGAAGAAATTCAAAGAGCTGGCACATTTCCAATACACGGGCGGAAAGACTATGGCCCAACTCAGAATGGGTGAGGTGATAGCATGAGCGATGAATTGCAAATAGAAGTACAACGAGAACTTGAACGGCACTCTAACAAGATTGACCAAATAGAGAAAGAGTTGTGCAATATAAAGAAGTTGATGTACACAGTCATCGCCGTGTCATTAGGTTCGCCACACATAGGTGCAATTGGAGAAGTACTCAAGCACCTCGTATAAGGAGTGCCTTTATGCTTAAGGTCAGCGACCAAGAGTTTATATCCGCATGGGACAGACTCAAGAGTGCTGCTAAGGTAGCAAAAGCTTTTGATATGAACGTCCGATCTGTTTACCGCAGACGGAAGAGTATGGAGGGGAAGATTGATCGACCACTAACCAGTGACGATCCAAGATCCCCCACATTCACTGTTAGGGAGCACTCGCCTAGAGTTGATTGCGAGCTTGCTAATGGGGTAATCATTGTGGCATCTGACGCACACTATTGGCCGGGAGTTGAAAGTACCGCGCACAAAGCGTTGCTGAAAGTTGTTGATGACCTCAAGCCATCCATGATCGTTATGAACGGCGATCTGTTCGATGGTTCCTCTATTAGCAGATTCCCCAAGATGGGATGGGGAAGAACACCCACAGTGAAAGAAGAACTCCAAGCTGTTGCTGAGCGACTAGCAGAAGTTGAGGCTGTTGCAGGTAACGCTAAGCTCTGGTGGACGATGGGCAATCACGACATGCGCTTCGAGGCGCGGTTGGCTCAGGCTGTCCCAGAGTACGAGGGAATCGGGGGCTTCACTCTAAAAGATCATTTCCCCAACTGGAACCACAGCATTAGTTTGTTCGTTAATGACAACCTAATGATTAAGCACAGGTTCCGTAACGGGGTACATGCAACGTGGAATAACACGCTCTACAGTGGAGTGTCAATGTGTACCGGCCACCTTCATAGGTTGCAAGCCACATTGTTCACGGACTACAAAGGAACTCGCTGGGGCATAGACAGTGGCACCCTAGCCGAGATAGATGGCGACCACATGCACTACGGTGAGGACAACCCAATGAATCATTGCTCTGGGTTTGCTGTCCTAACAATAGTAGATCATGAGCTTATCTATCCTGAGTTCTGCTCTGTTCATAACGAGCGCGCGTTCTTCCGGGGCAAGCTTATCGAATAAAGGAAAAGTAAATGGCGGGTCTCAAGCTGATGACTCAAGGTGGCTTCAACCCAAAAGTTGCTGCACACCTACTAGACAATGCGACAGGTCAGCGCGCTGTCAATACAAAAGTTTACGCGGGAGACCTCAGGGGGTGGTACAAGAGCAAAGCAGTAACCCCCGCCTTTTCTACTATCGCTAATGGCGAAACAATCTACAAGATCCTAGATCAATCAAATGATGATCGCTGGATAGTTTGGGATAGTACTGTATGGGCGGCTAGGTCTCCGTTGCTTGACGAGACTCAGCCTCCCGGCAGCAATATCTTCTACACAGAAAACCTAACGCTCAAGAAAACCAACGCTACTCTGGCTGGCGACTCTGCCTTCAACGGCGAACCCCCACAAGATTGGTACTACGGCGGCGTTCAAGCCCCGATGACAGCTCTGTCTGTTGCCCGTGTTGGCGGCGGTGTGGTTGCTGAGACCCGTGTGTACACATACACCTTTGTCGAAGAGTTTGGCGGCACCGAGCAAGAGTCTGCCCCGGGGCCGGTATCAGCAGAAGTTGATTGGGCTAGTACGAACACCATCGATCTTTCTAACTTCGATGATCCGTTTGTTTATCCAAACACCAATATAACCAAAGTTCGAATCTATCGTTCAGTCACTAGTTCTGGCGGAGATCCTACGTTCCTTTTGGTTGCTGAGATCAATGCTTCGTCCCTTTTGCCAACACCTTCGGCTCACGTCTACAACGACTCTGTAGATGTTGCTGACTTGGGCGTACCTCTACCTAGCTCGACTTGGTTAGAACCGCCCGACTTGAGTGGTGTTGTATTGCACCCCGGCGGGTTCCTGATCGGCTGGCATCGTCGCGAGATCGTCATCTCCGAGGTTAACGCTCCCCACGCTTACCCACTTGCTTATCGATATGTTATCGACCACGACATTGTAGGTATGGGTGTGTACGGACAATCTGTTGCAATTATGACAGAGGGTTATCCGTATGTGATGAGCGGCCTCCTACCAGAAGCTATGTCTCCTGAGAAGGTGCCAATCCTTGAGCCCTGCGTTAGTCAACGGTCGATTACAGCCGACGACATGGGTGTGATGTACGCAAGCCCGAACGGAATCTGCATGATCGGTTCTGGTACTGGCGGTCTAGCAACTGGCAACTTGTTTACACGGGATGAGTTTTCTAAGTTCAACCCAACTACTATCCGGTCTGCTGTATATAATGGCAAGTATTTTGCCTTCTACATGCAGGGCGAACAAAAGCCGTTACCTAGTGGCGGGATAATCCTAGACAGAGCTTTGCCTTCTAGCCCATTGTCCCTGACTAGCGTAGAGGCTGCGGCTGCTTATGTTGACCCCGCTACTGCTAAGCTGTATTACTTAGATGGCACAACGATCTACGAGTGGGAGGCTGACAAACTTAACAACTTCCCGTTCGAGTGGTTGTCAAAGCGGTTTATCTTTGAGGCACCCACTAACCTTGCTGCGATTGAGATTGGCGCAGACTTTATTAGCATCGAAGCAGCGGAACAGGCGGAGCAAGCTAGGCAAGAAGTTATTGATGCGAACAACGCTTTGTGGGCCAGCGGCGATCCGTTGAACAGTACGCTTAATGCAGCACCGCTCAACGTATACGACATCAATGGTTCGATAATGCAGAACATACCGAACCTTGTTGATGACCGGTTCGTCCAGTTTACTTTGTATGCTGAGAAGGACGGTGCGATGGTTGAAGTGTACAACGCGACCTATCTTGCTAACGGAACTTACAGACTCCCATCTGGCTTGAAGTCTCAGAAGTTCGAGATCAAACTGGCGGGTAACTTGGAGTTCCGGTACATCAAGATGGCATCCTCCATGAAAGAACTTGCGAGATTGGAGTAAACGATGGCAGCACCTCAACCACCTAGAACCCACATTGACATAGTAGGTAGGCAAAAGAAGCCAGCTATACCAGCGATACAAACAAACAGTATTGCTGATCGTAGGCTGGTTTCTATTTTGCAACCTCTTAAACAAAATGTGGAAATGCTTACCGGAGTACGAGGCGGTCGTGTGGAGCAGCTTGACAATACTGCAACACTAGACGACGTAATTCAAAAACTTAACGAAGTGATTGCAAGACTCAACTTCTAACTGTATGGAAAAACTAATCAATGATCCTGACCGAGTGTGGCACTTCCTAAAAGATCTGGGGGTGCCGGTCATGTATTCCGCTGGGATGCAGGGAATCGGAAGGGAGATAGAAGGTGGCCTCGTAGGCGGCGTTCTTTACGAGGGTTGGACAAAGAGAAACATCTTCATGCACTGCGCTGGCAGAGGTAAGAAGTGGATAAGCAAGTCGCTTTTACGGGCGGCTTTTTCATATCCATTCCACCAACTGAACTGCGACAGGGTATCGGCTTGGGTCGATGAGTCAAACACAGAGTCTCGAACCTTGGTGGAGAAGATTGGATTCACAGAAGAAACGCGGCTGAAGGGTGCCGCACCCGATGGTGGGGATGTAGTCATCTATGTCTTGTGGCGTAAAGATTGTCGATTCTTGTAAGGGATAAAAAATGTTCGACAAACATGATAGCTTTATGGAGTTCTACGGGGATGTATGCGAAAACCCAAGAGATCCAGTTGAGCGCAAATTAGCAGTATTGCAAAAGAGAAACATAGCCTTTGGTGGTAAGGGTAGTGCGCCCGATCCCAACCCGGGTATGGTTGCTTCTGCTGATGCTGCGGCAAAAACTGCTGAAGCTCAGAAGGAGATTGCGAAGAACACTCTTGACTTCTATAAGCAGCAGTATGCAGATATGAAGCCAATTCTAACTGAGGTTCTTCAGGGTCAGGTTGATACGCAAAGAGAATCAATGCGTCAAGCCGCCGAGTACGAAGATTACATGAAGCAAACCTTCCGTCCTCTGGAAGAGCGTCTGGCCGAAGAGGCTGGTATGTACGACACCGAGGCTGGCCGTGAGCGTCTTGCTCGTCAGGCTGCTGGCGACCTTGCTACTTCGTTCCAAAGCATGCGAGAGCAGGGCAACCGTCAAGCTAGGTCTATGGGTCTGCGTCCTTCGTCTGGCCGGTTCGCCGCACTGAACCAACAGCTCAACCTGCAAGAAGCGTTAGCCCGTGCTGCTGCTAAGACCGGTGCCCGCGAAGGCGCATTGGACAAAGCCCGCGCATTGAAGTACGACGCTGCTGCTCTAGGTCGTAACCTTCCGACCAACATCACTGGCTCACAACAGATTGGTCTTGGCGCTGCGGCTGGTGCTCAACAGGGCGCTATGGTTCCCGGTCAAGTAATGGCACCCGGCTTCCAAGGCGCAATGCAAGGATACCAAGGTGCTACCCAAGCTTACGGTACCGCTGGAAACATCTACGGCCAAGAGTACCAAGGTCGCATGCAAGCCTATAACGCTCAACAGGAAGCAGCGGGTGGTTTGTTCAAAGGTCTTGGCGGTCTGGCAGGTATGGCTTTTGGCGCACCAACTGGATCTATCGGTGGCAAATTGTTAGGCTTCGCTGACGGTGGCGCACCAAGGAAGCGCGGTATGGTTCGCGGCCCCGGCGGCCCTGTAGATGATATGATACCGGCAATGTTGTCGGACGGTGAATACGTTCTGCCAGCAGATACGGTCAAGGCTATCGGCAAAAAGAAATTGGATAAAGTTGTCGATAAGACACATACCCCCGCTGCTATTCAACGTAAGCGCGGCATGAAGAAGAGAGGCAAATAATGGCTATGGCACGCGGATTAGGCGCATTCGCTGAGGGCTTCACCCAAGGCTACGCGCAAATGAGTGAGATTGATGCTCGTCGTCAGGCTGTTGAACGCGAGAAGCAGCGTATGGCTCTTGAGGAAAGACGTGCCGACTTGGAGCAGCAGCGGTTCGGCATGGAGAAAGAAAACTTCGAGCTGGGCAAGCAGAGAACCGGAATGGAGATTGCTGCCCTGAAGCGCGAGGAGGATTTCCAAAACGACCTCAGACAGACATTAGCAAATGTGCAAAAAATGTCTATGCCCGGATACGAGGGCGAGGTCATTGATAGCCGCACTGGTAAATCCCAAGGTGTCAAGCGATTCCAAAATCCAGACGAAGAGATCGGCCCGATGAAAGAGCGTGGCTTAGCGTTCCGTGCTGGCTCGATCAAGCAAGTCGGCCCTATGGATCCATTGGATTACCAGATGAAGTTCGCTGATGAGTTCATGGCTGCTCAAGCTCGTCACGGGAAACTTACCCCTGAGATGTTGGATGCTGCGAAAGCACGGCGCAAGCAGATTGAGGGCGAAGGCGCAATCGAAGCTGCACGTTACTTCATGACTACTGGTGATGAAGCCGGCGCTAAAGCTATGTTTGCAAAGCAGGGCAAGATAACCCTTGGCAAAGATGTAACTCTCTCAGTTGTAAGAGACCCCATCACTGGCCCCAAAATTATTGGCACCCGTGGAGGTAAGCAGGTCTTTGATATGTTTGACGATGTTATACTTCCGTCAATGTCTGCTGAATCTTATAGCAAGACAATGGCTGAGCTTAAGAAACTTGGCATACAAGAATCTGGCGAAAATCTTCGTGCTGGTCAAGCAGCAAAAGCAGCAATGGATCGTACTGTTTACGAAGCCAATGCTCGTATGGCTGCGGCTAACAAAGACAAGGGCGATGACGCTGCCAAAGAACTCTACAAGTACACCTTGGAGTTCGCTGGTAAGTTCGCAAGCAACCCGACCTTTACATGGGATCCTGCCCAATACATGCGCTGGGCAAGTACGGTTGCAGCAAAAGCAGAACAGCACCGTCGCGGTGGTCTATCTATCCCCGAGGCGGCAGCAAAAGCCACCAACGAAGTTCCGGTACCGGACGCTGTGGTGGGCAAAGCAAAAAAATAAGGATACCTAAATGGCAACTTCTCCGCTCTATAAGACTTCTGACGAAGCAGGAACCGAATCACGGAGAAAGGGTCAAGCGATATCAAGCGGCAAGTACGAACCGGGCGCATTCGCACGTCAAGCAATTGGCACCGAATATGTCCCGGGTCAGTACGCAAGTCAGCAGATTGGTCAAAACTACACCCCCGGAGTTGTAGCTGACCAAGCTCTTGCCGCTGGACTCCCTTCCCCTTCCTCACGTCGTCGAGGCATTGCGCCCTCCCCATCAGGCCCCAGCGCCGCCCCCACGTTTGATCCCCTAAAAGCCTACGAAGAATCGATCCTCAAGGATCAACCCCAATCAGAACTTCGTTCGTCTGCACCAGAAGGAAACTTCCTTGGTGACTCAGCCAACGATCTAGTCATTGGTGGTTTACAGCTTTATGGTGCTGGCTACGAGATTGCCAACTTGGTATCTGGTGGTGCAATCGATCAAGCCATTAAGGATCGCACGGGCAAGACGGGTACGCAAAACTTGGCTGAAGGTCGCCGCATGCTTCAGGCGGATCAGTCTCCTGCGCTGAGAGCCCAACAGAAAGAACTGGAAGATGCCAAAGGATTTGTTGACAGCTTTGCAACTGTCCTAACCAACCCACGTCTGGCCGGCTCGTTGACTATGCAGATGGTTCCGCAGCTTGCGACTATCGGTATGGCTGCACGGGCTGTGGCTATGAAAACTTTGGCTTGGGGTGCCGAGGCTGGTCTGAGCGCCGAAGCCGCCACTGCTGCTGCATCTACTAACGCGGCGCGTACTGTCCTTGGTTTGAACGCTGCGATGGAAGGTGGTATGGCCGGGGCTGATACCCGCAACCACATCCTGAATATGACAGAGGCAGAGCTTTCGAAGTCTCCTCAGTATCAGGCACTTCTGCGGTCGGGTATGGATCCGATGCTTGCTCGGCAGAAACTAGCCAACGATGCGTCGCTGATCTCTACGGCTCTGGCAGCTTCGATCTCTGCTGTTGCTTCTAAGGTAACTGGTGCAGCTAAGCTTGAGGCCGCAGTCTTGGGTGGTGTGGTTAACAAGGTTGAGCGCGAGGTTGGCAAGAAGTCAGGCATGACAATCGCTAAAGAGCTTGGCTTTGCTGGCGTTAAGGAAACCGCAGAGGAAACCCTGCAAGAAGGTGGCGCGCAATTTGCCCAGAACGTAGCTAAGCAGCAGAAGATCGACGAGCAGCAAGCCTTGATGGAAGGTGTACCCGAGGCCGCTGGTGCTGGTGGTGCTATGGGTCTGCTTGCCGGTGCTGGATTCGGTGGTGCAAAGGTCGCAATAGAGAAAGGCGCTGAAGCTATCGCCACTCCCCCCGGATCTTCAACTACTGGACAAACATACAGTGGCCCCGGAGCTGGACGACTCACCGACGTTGAGATGGTGTCAGCCGCACGGTCGCCAGCGTTTATGGCATACCAATGGTCTGTGGCTGATGACGCTACACGAATCCGTTTACAGAATGCTAACCCCAACCTGAACCTACAAGCTCTGGCACAAGACGTTGATCTTGTTGCTCAGGGTAAGCGGCTGTCTGATTCGGCACCGCAGTTTGGCCAGACCTTCCTGAACCAATTGGAAGAGTTTGACCTTACAACTGCACAAGCCGCGGCAGACCAGACTCAGCGTATAGCCGGCGCTCCTTCGATGGAGGGTGTCAAGACTGATGCCGACCGCGCTATGCAGGAAGCTGGCGAAGGGATTGTCTCGACTCCACCCGCTCCGTCCACTGACCAAGAGGCTGATGTTGGCGGCGATACGGGTGTGCCACAGATTACCGACATGTCGATGGAAGAGCAGATCAACCGTCTGCGTGGCTACAAGCGTCGTGCTCAGAACCTAGAGGGACTGCCAGAGAACTACCGTCGTCAGCAAGCCGAGCTGTCCGTACAGGAAATGGTGGATCAGGGATTCCCTGAAACCGTAGCCCGTGGCGTGTTCGGCGGCCTACTGTACGGCCCCAGCCTAGAGACCGTCCTATCAGAAGGAGGCCATACGGCTTCACAGGAGCCCGCTGGTGAGGTCGAAAGCATTGGCGGTACACCCATAGCCACCCAGACCACGCTCGTTCAGGAGACCCCGCAGAAGCCCGTTACGGAGGTGTTGACGGAGTTCGGTGACAAGCGCATGTCTGACGGTACGATGACAGACGACCAGTTCAGGGATGCTCTTGTCAATTGGGACAACCGCCGCCAAGGCACCGATGGCAAGTCTACCCGCTCCGACTACGAGATCGTCCCCCTGCCAGCCCCAATGCAAAAGCTGGCCGATGCTCTGGGGATTCAACTCAAGGGTTGGGCATGGAAGGGTGATCCCTACCGTCTGGTCAGCACCCGTCAGGGTATCTCGATGGGCAAAGGGGTTATTGGTATCAACTTTGGTACCACATCCCAAGGCGGCGAGTTCGTTGTCTTTGGGCATGAGCTGTTCCATGAGCTTGCCAGCCGTGATCGTCAGGCCGCAGACAACCTTATTGCTGCAATGCAGGACTTCCTTGATGGCGACATCACCGAGGATCTGCGTGAGAAACTGCGTCAGGTTGGCTACAAAGAGGACATCCTAGCCGAAGAGATTGTTGCCGACGTTCTTGGCGTTCTGTTTGCAGAGCAGTCGTTCTGGAAGAAGATGGCGGAAGTGCAACCCACTCTGCTTGAGAAGATCATCGACATCATTCGTCAGATGATTAACCGTATGTCCCAATTTGGGACTAGGGAGAAGATGGTTCGCAACGCCATCAAAGATCTTCAGAGAGTTGAAGATATGATGGTTGGGTTCCTGAACGATGCCATCAACAAGCAAGCCGCTGGTACGTCCGTACAAGACAACATACAACTTAACGCAACTCAAGCAGAAGCACTACAAAACGTCAGGTCTCTTCTCAAGGAAGGCAAGCGTTCTGAGGCTGCCGCTGCGTTCAAGGCTGCAAACCTGTGGAAAGAAACTGGCCTGAACTTCAATGAGATCGAGACTCAGGAGGTTGCTCCCATTGCGGAGGAGGCCGAAGTCCCGATGCGCCGGCCACAGGAAGAGGTTGATGCTGAGAACGCCTACCGCGCAATGCTGGAAACAGTTGATCTGCTCCGCGCTGGCAATATTCCAGCAGCAGCTAAGGCTTTCAAAGCTGGCAACCTATCAGCCTTTGGTGAGAACTTCAATGAGCTTGCAGCGCAGATTGCTTCAGAGCGTAAGAAGCGTGTCAGCGAAGCACAGTTCCAATCTGATGAGCAGAAGCGCCTAACCCTCAAGTCCAAGCGCTCCATGTTCGACCGACAGATCGAAAGTATTACGTCGGGCGTAACACGTCGCGTTGAGGAGATGATGCAGCAGCGTAAGGATCTGGCTATTGCTGGTGCCCGTGCGTTCCGCGAGACTCAGACCCAAGAACGCGCCGCCGCCTTGATGGGAGAGGAAAAGCAACGTGGCTTGCTGGCTGACGATACTGGCGGTGTAATGACCCAGATGGCAGAGCTTGGCATGTACGGTGGTGCAGAAGCCCAAGCCGAAGCCTCAGAGAAGCGCACCAAAGCAGAAGCCGCCCGTGCCGAATCTGATCGTCTGGCAGAAGAGAACGCGACCATCCACAACAACCGCGTCCGTGCATTACTCTACAACGCAGACCGTGGATTGGATCAGCTTGCCAAGGTTCGTCAGGAGATGGCAGCAGTTGGCTACAGTTCGAATGAGATAGAAGCAGCAGTCGGTAAGTCCGAGGCTGATCTGAAGTCTCTTCGTGATGGTGAGCTGCGCAAATTGGCAGAAGAACAACTGCGTGACGCTAAGAACATTGGTCAGCGTGAGGTTGTTACCAAGACTGAACCAGAACAGTACCCCGGATTCAATGAGATTCAGGCTGAGCTTGACCTCAATGATGACCAGAGACGCAATGCACTTGCATTACTTGATGCTGTCGAGCGCAAAGAGATGTCGATGGACGACGCGCTCAAGGCAATCAAGGTCAACAAGATTGGCCAGATGCAACTGTACGATGCGATGCGTCAGCGCGGTGTTCCTGTACCTAAGGCATGGATCGACATCAGTGGCAACATCGCTGTCAACTATCCTCTGAATGAGTGGGTCAAAGGATTCCCGAACTCAGCTATGGCTGCGCGTGACGCTTGGTTCCGTGCCGTTGATGCTGTGCCAGAGGGCGTGATTGACCTGACCGAAGGCGAGATGGTGTCGTACCGCAACTGGAAGAAGCAAACCACCGAGCTGCGTAAGCGATTGCAAGAAAGGCAAGATCCTTGGGGAGGTGAGTTCAACTCAATGGAAAATGCCTTCCCCCACGCACTGCCGCTGAACTACACCCTCAACGAGATGCGCAATCCAGACAGCATCCCTGAGGGCGACCGCCGCCAGATGATTAAGATGGAGTTCGAAGATCCGGTCAGGGCTTGGTTCAAAGATGTTCAGTATATTGAACAATCTCGCCCCGACCTTGGGCCGCAGTTTGCAAACTTCTTGACAAAAGCAGAACAAGAAGCATACGCCGAGTTCAAGGAGCGTGAGGCCAGCGAGGCTCGTCGTGCTGTCGAAATGAAAACGAAGTCGGCATTGTATTCTCAGATTGATGGTTTGAGATTTTTGTCTCCAAAGGTTTATACCGACTTCCGTACACAAATTTCTCAGGCAGAAGAGAACCAGCTACCTGCAATCATGCAAGCTGCGTTCGAGGCTAATGAGTTTGCGGAAATGGCTAAGGCCGGTGGTGCCGAATTTGAAACTATCGGTGAGCTGATGAACCGTCGCGCTGGCGAGGACGAGGGCTTAGCACAATCCCCAGACCAGATGAGCACCGAGGAAGAACTCGACGATGACGGTAACTACATTGGCTACGACGACAGCATCAGGTTCAAGCGCGGCACCAACTCCGGTGTCCTGCCAGCCCTGAACACTATCGAGTCTGTGACTGAGATGTTCCGTAATTGGAAAAACGTACCAGCTCACACCGTAGTGCAAAACCCGAACCAGTTGCCTGATGATGTACGGGCTCGTATCCAATCCAGCTTTGCGGCAAGCGGGTTCAAGGCTGCAACAGATCCCAAGACAGGTCACATGTACTTATTCAGTGACTTCCTTGATGGTGATACCGATACGCAGTTTGCCGTGTTCAATGAGATCTACGGTCAGTTCGGTGTCCGCGGCTTCATGGGCGACTCCTTCAAGACGTTCCTTGATAACCAGTACCGCCTGAACCGCAAGACGATCATAGCAGCAGACAAGTTGATCGCGGAGCGCCGTGCTATGGGCATCCCGACCACAACTGCCGAGGCTACCTATGCCGTACTTGGCGATACCGCAATACACACTATACACACTAAGTTCGCAAACTGGCTGGACAAGAACGGATTCCCTGCTGTTGCCGATTGGATAAGATCCTCGACCAACACTGAGGTGTCAAGCATCCTGTCAGGTGTAACTGAAAGTGCTAAGTCAAACGGTATTTCGCCTCTTGGCGGGCAACCTAACGATAGCATGTCCTTTGATCGCAAGAAAATGCCGGTCGAAGGCTACGCTTACCGCAACGGTCAGATCACCGCATACGCACGGGTCAACCCGATCACTGGCGATTGGATTGTGTTCACGATCAAGCCGGGTGCCGACTCTATCAACTCGGGTGACTACAACATCACTACTACCGACGACCTTCAGATTGCTCACGACATGATGAAGCAACACGGTACTGTGCGCCTAGCCCGTGCCCGCGAGACCCTGCGCTACATCGGCCCCGAGAACATCGAGAAGATCAAGACTTGGAATGAGGACGATCCTTCGTGGAAGAAGTTCTACCGCTGGGTTCGTCAAGGTGCTCAGAACAGGTTCCTCCCGATCTGGGAGGTGGCACACCAGATGATGATGTCTGGCAAGTCCAACACTGTCATTGATGATCTGGTCAAGTACGAGTCGCGCACTGGTTATTATATTGATAACTACAAGCGTCGTTACATGTACCCGATCATGAAAACCCTGAAGCGTCTTGGTGAGCGCGGGTTGTCAATTGAGGACGTTGATCTGTTCCTGATGGCACGTCACGCAGAAGAGCGTAACTCCACCATCTCGGCAATCAATCCTGACAACCGTAAAGGTTCCGGTCTAACTACAAAGGATGCGCAGAAAATCCTCAGTTCTAGGAATAACGGCGCTTGGGATGTAGCGGCTATGAACGATTTGGAAATCATTGGCCGGCTGATGGATCAGATGTCAACAGATAAACTCAACTATCTGTTGCAGACAGGCATGATCTCGAAGTACCAGTACGAGGCGCTGAAGCGGTACAAGCATTACGTCAATCTGTCTGGTAATACCGAGACCGATCTGGATAAGTTCGACACTACTCAGTTGGGCGGTCGCGCATTCAACGTGCGTGGTACGGACATTATCCGCTCGACAGGCCGCGGCACCGTAGCAGTTGACGTACTTCAAAACACGATGAACTCCTACCTATCGGCAATCATCCGTGGCCAGAAGAACCGTCCGTTGCAAGCCATCCTCGATATGTTCGAGCAGAACCCTGACAAGACCTACGTCGAGGTGAATCCGATTGAGACTGTGCAGCGCGTCAACATCGAGAAGTTCAACTTTGACAACAAGATCCTGAAGATCCTCGGTACCGACAAGGATGATGTGCGGGCTGGCAAGAACTTCTTGGTTGGTCTGAAGGAGCGCATGAAGCGTGGCGAGATCGATTCGGATGACGCACTGGCTGAGATCGTTCAGCGTATCCGTCAGGCCGAGGAGCGCCGTGCAATCCAACCGGATGAAGCTGCCCGTGCCCTGCGCAACCTGAACGAGCAAGTTGTCATGACTGCAAGACTGTCCCCCGATGGCTACGTCAGTATGGTTGAGTTGTCCGGTCGCCGCGATCCTAACGAGGTAGTGGTCAAGGTCGGTGGCAAGAACATCAGTATGGTATTCAAGAACGGTGGTCTGCCATTCTTCCAATCCATCACTGGCATGGACATCCAAAGAAGTAATGCTGTCGTAGAGTATATGGCTAAGTGGGCTCAGTTCTTCAGCCAGATGGTCACTACTTGGAACCCAGCTTGGATCCCGATCAACATGATCCGAGACATACAAACAGCCTACTCGAATATGGCCGCTGACCCAGAAGTCGGGGCTGCTCTCGCTAGTAAGATGACCAAGGCATACGGTCGAGCTTACAAGATTGCAACCAGACACCTTCTTTACGATTGGGCTAATGTCAAGGATGGCCGGTTCCGCAATATGGTTGACCGTATGCAAACCAAGTATCCGATGAGTGCCGAAGATGCCAAGCTAATCGAAGAGTTCTTTGAGGATGGTGCCGGCACCTACTTCCTTGACAGGGGTAGCGTTGAGATGTCTCTGCAAAATATGCAGAGCGCAATGAACGCCAACAAGGGTGGTGCTACCGGAATGACCTTAGCTGCAATCAAGGAACTCGCCGCCAGCGTGGAACTGGTTGGTATGGCTGGCGAGATTGCTCCGCGTCTTGCTGCGTACAAGGTTCTGCGCGAAGCCGGTAAGTCCCGCGAAGTTGCCGCACGGTACGCCAAAGAACTGACAGTCAACTTCAACATGAAGGGAACCAGCAAAGCCTTGCGCGGTATGTATGTGTTCTTCAACCCAGCAGTACAGGGCACGATGCGTATGTTCAAGGATCTCAAAGCTGGCAACTTGGGACGCTTTGGTACAACCGCTGGTGTCTGGATGGGTCTTGGCTTCTTGTCAACTATGGTTGCTAGAGCCCTCAGCGGAGATGACGAAGATCATCCGGGCGTAGACACAATCGATATGGTTGCTGGCTACAAACGCAACACTAGCTTGACTTGGTTGCCGGGAGTTGTCGGCGGCTCGATCCCTGTGGCTTACGGCTGGAACGTGTTCTCCGCAGCAGGTCAGTACATGTACGATGTGGTGCATGGACACATGCCTTCAGGCGAAGCTGCTCTGAAAGTTATGTCAGCAGCATTCGACTCGTTCTCGCCAATTGGTTCTGGCGCAGATTCGAAATCTCTGATGGGCATGGGCATCAAGACGATTACACCTAGTATCGCTGTGCCGGCTGCTGAATGGCTGATGAACGAGAACAGGTTCGGCGCTCCGATCTACAAGGCGCAAAGTCCTTACTCTGACATCAAAGAGGCGAACGCGTACATGCACTTTGATTCGGTCAACCCGATCTCGAAGTGGGCTATGCAATCGCTGGTGGAAGTTGGCACCAACAAGAACGCTAGGTACACCCCGGGTCTGGTAGATGTCAATCCCGCAATGGTAGACCACATGATTAAGTCGTATGTCCCCGGCCTATTCGCTGAGGCATACAACGCAGCAGGTGTGTCCATCAAAGCAGCAAGGGGAGAAGAGACCAAGGATATGCCGGTGCCATTCTTAGACCGCTTCAAGGCAAAAGCGGAAGCTGAAGGTTTCGATTCCTCAGCAGTTCGTAACCTCAAGGTTACAATTGACACGATGTGGGAATCTTGGAAACAGCCTGACACAACTCCAGAGGAGAAAGCGAAGATGAAGCGCGACTATCCTGAGTTGGCAAAATTGAAAGCTCTGTCTCAAGCCAATGAGCAAGCAATCAAGTCTGCTCGTCAGTCTGCCGCCAAAATAGAACGCGACCCCAAAGTCTCAGACGAATACAAAGTCGAGGTTCGGAATCGCGTCAATGACCTTGAGCGTGGCTACAATGCGCGGCTGGTCAAGAAGGCACTGGAAGCTGGGTGGAGAGATACTATTCTTTACGGCGACGGTGAACCTGCTCCTCCGCCTCGGTAGTATTTCCAACCATCAACATGCACCTTGATAGCAGTGTTAGGAGAGGGGTGGTTCGTACAGTAACATGTTTGCTGAGCGGCCACCCTTCTGCTTCAGCTCGTTGAGCTTGGTCGAGCAATTCGTCTGCGCGTATCGACAGAAGTGCTTGGCGGATAGAGTCAAAACACATACGAGGAACAGCCGATATGCGGGACTCCAACTTTGCGTAGTAGGCTGCCATAGCCACGGCCTCTGAGTATTCCCGTTCCAACTGTTCGCGTGTAAAACTTGCCGCTTCCGCCAAAGCTTCTTCGCCAATTGACTGCCCATACCGTCTAGCCTCCATAGCGATTTCGTCATTTATCCCAATCATTTTTCCCCACTATGATTCCAATTATTTGACTAACAACAAAGAGGAAAGCTGCGCAAGCAATTGCCATTGCGAATACTATCCCGGCGAAAGAAAACAAATAAATCAACATCTGAGCTAGAGCTTCCCATAGGACGTGCTCAAGTTCTGGTGAAAGGTCGGACATCGCTCTTGCCCCCACTAGGTGTGTTTGGCTTGATGGTGAATACATAGTCTGAATCATCCAGAGCCAATATGTCAATACCCATGCCGCAGTTAGAATCATACTGGCATGCGGCCTTCACTGCGTCTACTGCTCCTGCCCCCATCCACATCGCGCCCATAGCGTAGTCCCGCCCACAACCCTGTGCGTATTGCGTCTCCTCAATATACATCGGGTACGGTTCCCTCTCGTACTTCTTGACGATGCCACCGGGTGCGATCTCGCACATGTATACCCAATCCTCGCTGTCGCGCTGGAACGCCGGCCACTTCTCGGGGTCTTTGCCATTCTCAACCCAATGGAACAAAGCCATACAACGATCAAAGGAACCAGATACTCCATACAGGCTATCCCCTATCTTTCTGATCTTGGTAACTTCGCGCTTTATCCCACTGCTTGTTGCCTGTCTATCCGCCGCTAGGATCTTTCCATCCCAAACGATGATTGTCATATCAAGTCCTTGCGTCTCATGTCAAACAAATCTACTTCTTCATAGGCATCATTGATCTGCTCCCACTTGATACCATCCCTAGTCTTGGGGTCGTCACCCTTCTTGTAAGACTCTACGAACTTCGCAGTCTCCCGTGCAGCATCATCCCCAATCTCAGCGCGCCACTTCTTGTACAGAATCTTTCGATCCTTCGCATTCAGCCTTATCGCCGCTTCGAACCGTTCCTTGAACCTTCGACGCGTTTCGTTCAACTGCTGTATTACTGCTTGGTTTATCATCTTTGACCTTATCCGCTACCCAATACGCCCCCATAGAACCAAAGGCGGCAAAGAACCCCCATATAATCATATCGCCTATCACCACGCACTCCTGTCTATGTTGTCAAGCTGCTTCTCCATAGACTTGAACCTATTGCCTAGCTCGGCCAAGTTCATTTCAATCTGGCGGGTGGGTTGCGTCGGGTCAATCCCATGCTCAATCAAAAGAGTTCGCAGTCGGATAATCTCCTGATCTCTTTCCCCCAACTTCTTCAGCAAGCTGCGTGACATATCGTAGTGGTAGTCTGCCGCCCTGTCCAGCGCATCTTTGAATTCTTGCAATCTCATTATGTGAAGTCTCCCAAACCTAGGTCTCTCATTGCATCCTGAACGTCAGACGTATGATCGTACTCTTCATACATGTCGTCAAGATCCTCTCTCTTTTTCTTGGTGGGCTGCGGTTTCCCACGCTTTGCTTGGACTACCTCTGGTGGCTTGGCTGCTGTCTCTACCAGCTTTTTAGGGCCACGAACTGCGATGTCAATATCATCCAGTATTTCTACTGTTGCGTATCTGAAACCACAATTCGGGCACTTGCGCTTGCGGCGAAGATCTCCATCAACTGTCAGCCTTGAATCGTATACGGCAGTCTTTGTCCCGCACTTGATACAGTTCTGCATTATTGTAGGGTAGCTGCCATTACTTTGTCACCAGCGTTCTTGTAAACCTGAGAGGTAACTTCAGATAGAGCCTGAATAGCTTCTTCAAGATCGCCTTCTTCTAAGTCGCAGATCCGCATAGCCAGTGCAGCACACACACCAAAGGCACGAAGCTGGGTGCCAAGCATTAACTCTGGATTGTCGTGCGTGTAATTGATCCACATCTGAACTAGCTCGTTACACATTCTGAACTGCTGTTCATCGGGGAAGTGTGCGTTTGTCATACAGTCTCCGGTTGGTGTTGCAAAGTTTTGTACTGCTGCTGCAAGAAAGAATCTATGTCATCTTTCCTGAACCTATAACCACGTCCGATCTTGGCGGCGGGAATGATTCCATCCCTAGCCATCTTGCGAACCGTGTACTCTGAAAGCCCAAAATAAGCAGAGGCATCAGAGACATCCATTAGCTTTCCTGTATCCATTCCAGCTCTTCTCCATACTTGATTAAAAATTCATGCTTGAACTCGATACGTCTTGAGTCGTAAGCATCTTGCTTCGTCATGCGAATCATCTCGCTTGACTTAACTGGTGGTGCATCGTACATACAGATCCATGTGCCGCGACCTGTTGACTCAACTACCGAGATAGTTCTACCACTCGGCAGCAGAAGTATCTTGCCGGTCAGGTCGGTACTGTTCACAAAACTCCGAGACTTCACAATAGTCTGCACATCGTCTATATGTACCCCGCCTTTCCTCAACAAAACATCCGTCAGTGAGTTTTTCTTCAGCATCCTCTTTCCTCTCAAAGATCTTGATTGCTCGTTTGCCACCCTCTTTCATCAGAGCGTAGGAGTTACCACTAAACCAACGCTCCTCGTCAGAGCAAGGCTTGACCTCACCATCTTCAGCCATCTGATGAATCCATACCCTGTTGTCAACGTAGGTCTTGGTTTCACCTATGTCCCACATTGGGATCTCAATAATCTTTACCGGAATCGGTGGGTAGTTATTGGGGTCACGAAGCAAACCAGACTTGTGCCAATCGCGAAGGATAGCCACAATGCGCAGCTTGTTGACAGTGTACCCATTGACCACAGCCAGCCAACGCAAAACATTTAACTGGCGCTCCCACTCAACGTGCTCATCCATCATTGCCTTGTATGTGCCCGTAACCTTGTAGTCGTCGAGCACACCATCACGCAAGTCCATGCGGTCGAACTGGCCTGAGATCTTCCAGCCGGCAACGTCAGCGTACAAGCGATCCTCTGCAATGACAGACTTGCCTTGGTCTTGACGCTCTAGGATTGTGTGAACAGCCTGACCAAGAAGAGACCATACTCGTTCGCTTGCATCCTCAACGATATGCTCCCTGTATTTCTTCAGGAGAACCCTACGCTGAGGAGAGTCGATCAGCTTAGTAACAGATATGTTACTGTTACCTGCCGAGTATGGATCGTTCTTGACCGCTTCAACAAATGCTTGCGGTAAGCCGTGTACGTTAGATATGTTCACTGTCGTGTACTGGATTCAATGGTTGGTTCCGGTCTGTTTCGTAGTAATAGTGCGAATGAATAATGTCTGGTTCTCGCCACTCTTCTCTCATTATTCCGCAAGAACTCTTGGCTATCTCGTATGGGTACTTAGGCACACCAACCAAGTCGCGATAATTCTTGCGCTGCTCTGCCAACAAGTATCCCTCAAAACTATACAGCTTGTCAATGGCATCGTTGAATGCAAGTATCTCACCCTTTGACTTACTGTAAAGCGCGGGATCAACACAAGCAGACTGACCAATAACCTTGAATCCATTCTGCATTTCAACAAGACATATTGTCAAGGTGCCGCGAGTTATGTACTCCATGTTAACAATCTTGTTACGAATCATTTGCAGGTCTACCTTGTCAGGAAGATCACCGTGCTTGTATTGTGTCGGACTCATCGGAAACTTTCACAAAGTGTAAGGAAGTGTGCGGTCTCTCCCGCAGTCACGCCGATGCACATTACCCTGACGTTATGGGCTGGGACTAGCCGGCGCGCCCATCAAGCACACAGACTAGTAGGAAGTTAACCCCGGGCACTTTCGATCCTCGCATTGGATCTAACTACAAGACAGTCAGAGCGTCACCCGGGCACATGTGCAATATGATGAACACCCACTCTGACCCATTACACCATCAACAGTTTCATTGCCTTGTTGGACTGATTCTTTTTCTGAATCGGCCCGAGGCCACCAGCTTTCTTGGCCTTGTACCTCGCTGTGCGCTGGGATGCGGTAAGCTTTGTTCGAGGTGCATCCTCGTTCTCACCCCACCGATACACAGGGATGGAATCTCGATCCTTGGTATCTTTTATCCAGCCACACACATGAATCAACTTGTGCTTTCTGAAGCAGTTCATTAGAGACTGAGCGGTCAACAAATGGCACCCAGCATGCTTGGCTACATCATGAGCACTGTGAGCGCCATTCCCAATCAGCTTAAGGATAATCGCGTACATCTCTTGATTAACCTTGACCTGCTTAGTTTTCTTGCGGTCTATTTCGTGGAGCATATTACCAATCCACCAAGTCCTCTTCTACCTGCCTCTTCGGAGCCTGACGCTCCTGACGCTCTGGCTTCTCGCCGTCATCAAGCTCAAGATTACCAGATAGGTACTGCATACCACCCTTAGAAGTGCGAGGCCACAGACCGCCACGCCACTTGGTGCCATCAGCAAACTCGATAGCTACGTTGTGGGTGGGTGCCTTAGGATTGTCGCTAGGCTTGTTCTTGAAGATTGCAATGTTGTTGTACTGAGCCATACCTTATTCACCTTTCGATTTGATTTTCTGTTGCAACTTGCCGGCAATGGTAGCGAACTGAGCCTTAGCTATTTCGCCAAACGAGCCAACCTTGTAGATGCCCAGCAATTCTTCCATACTCATGCCGGCTTCGTCAAGAAGTTTCGTAATTATTTTTTCGTCCTCGTCATCCATCGTGGGAGCGGCGGCCTTACCCTTGACTTCGTGGGTATGCTTGTCTGGATCCTCATCAATTGGGATAGCAAACAACTGGAACGCCATATACTTGTACGCAATTGACAGTGCCTTGTTAGTTGCCTTGTCGCCTGAGTCCATAGCTTCGCCAACTGTGACCACCGTAGTTTCACTACCGTCAACAGCAGACTTGATAGTGTACGCTACGTTCAATGTCACATAAAACAAGGCGTTGCCCCGAGCATTGGTGCGCTCATGAACGTCACGACTGAGTACTTGTGGGATTATTACAAGGTTAGCTTCGACCAGATGTTTTGACAGCCGGTTGAGCACATCGTCAATACCGCGGAACTTGAAGCCTTGGCTTTCGTTCTTACTGTTCTTGCCGATTCCCTGCTCTGAGAATGCCGCCATCACCTGATGGATGCCTTGATAAACGTGCAGACCTTGTAGTTTTTGCTGGCCTGACGCATTGACTTCGGGTAGGGTTTTCACTAGATTCACATAGCCTCCGTGTTGAAGAGAGACGTAGTATGTCACAAGATCTAGGTTTATTGTGACCATCCTTTATATCTTTTCGTAATATAGCCTTAACAAATTGTAGGTATTTCTGAATAAGTACCTACGTTTTGTCCGTACAATGTACACACATTTCGGACAGTGTAAACCTAGCCTGACACTTTTACCCTAGTTTTCTGACATTGCATGAAATTTTAATGAGAACAATTCTCATCATGGCATCGGATGTCAGAAAGAGTCTATATCTAGGGGGACGGGTTGTGGTATTATTCGCATCCCGGCGTTGATCGACCCGACGCTCCCGACTCAGGCACGAAGGTAGGGGATAAAACCCAAACACATGGGAATAAACGAGAGTGCCATCCTTTTTGGATACACCCCTTTATGGGGTTAGGTTTTTATTGTTCAAAATTTATTGTATGTCCTTAGGACAAAAAATAAATTTGACGAACACAAAAAAAATATTTATGATAGGGACATGCAAACATTTTCAGATTATGGAATCCAAGTAAGGGGTAGTGGTCAAGTAAAGACCGTGTGCCCTAAGTGTAGTCCTACAAGAAAAAAGAAAAACTATCCTTGCCTTAATGTGAATGTAGACGAAGGTCTATGGAACTGCTGGCATTGTGGTTGGTCAGGTGCATTGGGCACCAAGAAGAAGGGAGCGTTACCAGTGGTACAACCGAAGTATCGAAACCCCGAAGTAAAACTTAGTGTCTTACCACAAGAGGCACTAACGTATCTTGAAGAGCGCGGGATCACCCCTGAAGTAGCCGCTCGAAATCAAATCTCATTCACCAAAAAGTACATGCCTCAGCGCGAGGAAGAAGTTCCGGTTATGGCTTTCCCTTACATAAAGGAAGGCAAGATCGTGAACGTCAAGTATCGCGACAAGAACAAGTACTTCACACAGGAGTCAGGCTGTGAACGAACTTGGTATAAATACGACGATATCGATCCGAAACAAACGATTATTGTTGAAGGCGAATTCGATGCGTTGGCGCTTGAGGTCGCTGGCTTTAGACATTGCGTCTCAGTTCCCGATGGTGCGCCGACTTCTAATGCTAAGAACCTCACGCAGAAATTCTCGTTCTTGGACATCGAGGATACGCGTATCGATGAGGTGGAGAAGTTCATCCTTGCGGTGGACGCTGATGCACCGGGGCGTAAGCTTGAAGAAGAACTCGCCCGTCGGCTTGGCAAGGATAGATGTTATACGGTACGGTGGCCTGACGACGCGAAGGATGCGAATGATGTTCTTGTAAAGTATGGCAAAGAAGAACTTGCTCGGATCATAGAAGCGGCAACACCATACCCTGTTGACGGTATCTTCGAACTCAATGACTTCGGTGTTGAGCTGGACGAGATCTTTGAACATGGGATGCCAGCGGGTGTGTCAACAGGATGGAAGAACGTCGATGACTTCTACCGCCCACTACCCGGACAATGGACACTGGTAACAGGGGTGCCCGGGATGGGTAAGTCCGAGTGGCTGGATGCCCTAGTCATGAACCTGACCAGAGAACACTTCTGGATAACAGGCATCTGCTCACCAGAGAACCAGCCCATAAGCTACCACGCCTCGAAGCTGATGGAAAAATATGCTGGGAAGAGGCTTCACAAAATGTCGAAAGAAGAGTATGATGAAGCTAAGGAGTGGGTGAACACATTCTTCAAGTTCATCATGCCAGAGGATAGGACGCTTGAGTCTTTGTTAACAAAAGCGAAACTATTGGTCAAGCGGTACGGCATGAAGGGGCTAATCATCGACCCCTACAACGAGATCACCCACACCCACAGGAAGGAAGGCATATCCGAGACCGAGTACATCTCAGAGTTTTTGGCACAGATGCGAAGCTTTGCTAGGAACATGGGGGTACACATCTGGCTAGTCGCCCACCCTACCAAGTTGCAGAAGGGGATGGACGGTAAGTATCCGGTTCCTACGGGGTACGATGTTGCGGGAAGTGCGCACTTCTTTAATAAAGCTGATAATATTATTGCAGTACATAGAGATAAGTCTGTGCAGGGGGCACCAAGTGAGATCCATATCCAGAAGATACGGTCTCGTTGGCTAGGGCAGTTGGGCAGTACCAACCTAACATGGGATCACCAATCAGGGCGGTACGATACACCTGTTAATTATGTTGGCGACTTCATGAGGTAACAAATGTCAGACACCATTAAGATTGTGACACCGGAAGGCAAGGAGATGGAGCTTGTTTTCCAAGAGGGTTGCTTTGATTCTTTGATAGAGGCTGGCGTATCGCTGGAAGAAATCGAGGAACTGAAGCGCGAGACTATTGAGATGTTCAAGTCTGGCAAAGCCTTTGAGGATGCCACCCCCGTCAGCGAAGAAGAGTTGGCTGAGTTTTCAAAACCTAACACGCGGCATTGATGTACAGGAACAAGAAGCTACTTGCCGGCGCGAGAGGTAAACCGTGCGTCATGTGTGGTACCGAAAATGGTACGACTGTTGCAGCGCACAGCAATTTGCTTGAGCATGGGAAGGGCAAGGGTATCAAGGCACACGACGGTATGATGGCGTGGCTTTGCTATACCTGCCACTTCAACTATGACCAAGGCACAAGGATGGACAAGCAGGAGAAGAGGGACTTCATACTGACTGCGATATGCAAAACTTATATGAAGATGTGGGATGAGGAAGTCATTGAGTACAAGGGGTAGTAAATGGCTAGGCGCAGTAGATTATTCTACCTGCCACCATCATTCACAATGGAAACAATAATCCGAATTGCGGAACATACCGTGAAAGAGATGGGGTTTGAGGGTGAGGACGAGGAGTTGCACGGAGCGATAGAGACGTTCGCTGAGTACGTCTGTGGCATCGAACGCCATGAGGTTATTAAAGCGATCCGCAAGTGCAAGACCGTCGAGGAAGCTATTGACCTAATCAAACAGAGAGGCTAAGATGTGGGATAAGATCCGCTGCGGTATTGATGATGTTCTTCGGTTGTTGTGGTTGGTTGTATTGGTTGGCTGGATTATACATGGGTGGGCATGATGAGTGCCGAGCTATGGAATGAAGAGGAACACGGAGTAAGTTACGAGGATTTATCTGCCGCTTGTGCAGAGTACATATCGCTGATTACTATGATGTGTACTTTGATGAGGGCTTATCGTAACACAAAGGATGACAACTTGATGGAAGTCATGGATCATCTACTTTCTGACTACGACGTGAACGATCCAGACTATTACGATGATGTGGAAGTAGAGGATGGCGGGGATGACGGGCAGCGACATTGAAGGTACAAAGCAGTCAACAACAGATGAGTTGTACTTCAAAGACCCAAAGGTTTACCCGCCGCCAAAGGGGACGAGCATGTTGTTACTCAACCCCGGCGGCATCTGCATCATAGGTCAGTGGACTGATGATTGTATTGGTTGGTGCCCAAAGCCCAAGATACCAAAAGCATTGAAAGAGAGACTAGTAAATGGATAACGACATTGAACGATTGCTTCATGAGTACAGGGAGAAGGTGGAAGAGTACGCCAAAGCCCGTGCTCGTCGAACGTACATCGAAGAGTTCAAGAAAAGCAAGTTCGCAATTCTAATGCGACAAGCAGACCGTGATGGGTTCAAGACTGCGGCGGCTCAGGAGCGCGAGGCTTACGCCGCCGACGAGTATATCGAATTTTTATCAGGGCTACGAGAAGCCGTAGAAGCAGAAGAGAGACTGCGTTACGACCTGCGCGCACTAGAGATGAGAGCAGAAGTTTGGCGTACATTACGAGCAGACGAAAGGTTCGAGAAAAAATCCTATGGCGCTTAAAGGAACAGCACAAACAAGACGTGCAAGAAGTCCACGTCAAGTACTAAACAGGGGTGAAGGTTGGTTCCCGCTGTGCTTTCAATCGAAAGAGCAGTACGAAGATTATAATGCTTTGATGAACTCATCGTCTAACCCGAGTGACAACTTAGGCACATTCTGTATGGACTGCACACCACAGTACAAAACAGAAATGCTAGAGTGTGGGAGATGTGAGCACCCCGAAACTCGATTCGTTCTATACAAGAACCACGTCGAGCAAGAGGTTGAACAGATAGGGGTGGCAGAGAACAGCCGCTTCTGGTCTAAGGTTCAGCGTGGTATCACGATCATCAATTGGGGTCAAGATGGGAAAAATAAACAGCCGAGCTAAAGGTAAGTCAGCGGAGCGTGAGGTCATTGGCATACTGCAAGAGCTGATACCAAAGCTGAAGCTGGAAAGAAACCTTGACCAGACCAGAGATGGTGGCTATGATATCAAGGGGCTGGAAGGCTGGGCACCAGAGGTAAAGCGGTATGCTCAGATTACATGGGGCGACGTAGAGAACTTCTGGAAGCAGACGTGTACACAAGCAAGAGATACCGGACGTAAGCCAGTACTATTCATGCGGGAAGATCGGTCGCCGTGGGTAGTGGTAGTCAGGTTGACAGATGTAATGGACAACGTACTAGCTGAACACGATTGGAGTGTAGCGATGACTTGTCAGTTAACTATGGCTGGTTTTGTGTTGGTATATAAACAACATGATTGGGATATATAATGCCAAGAGTATATGATAATGAGTGGCAGGGTGAAACCAAGAGGGTACTGTGCCTTTGTAGTGCGAACATGCTGCGGTCGCCAACGATGCAGGTGGTTCTGTCGGCGGAGCCTTTCAATTATAATACGAGAAGCGCCGGCGTCTATGAGTACGCGCTGATACCGCTATCGCATGACTTGCTTGATTGGGCAGATGAAATCATTTGCGCCGACACCGAGCACTTCGAACGAGTCCACGCAATCTTGGACAGACTCCCAACCAGAGAGGTAAAACCAATTGTTAACCTTCGTATTCCTGATATCTATGGCTATCGTGATCCACAACTTGTGCAACTCATTAGAGACCGCTACCTAGAATGGGTTGACACCGGTGAAGTTCAATGACAAATACCCGAGGTTGGTAAGAGAAGAGAAACTCTGTTACCATCCCGGGTTTTCTAGTATGGTGCTTGCCGTTCGTACAGGGTGGGAAGATGAGTATGGTTTTGTTAAATGGGAACCCGGAGTAGAGTATGTTCAAATCCCCCGATCAGGCACTAGCGTTTGCCTTCAGGATGAGGAACGCATCAATCATATCTATCCCGAGCGCGACGTACATAGCCAACAAGACGGACAATGAATCGACTAGCGACAGGCTAACTCAGTACGACCTACATGCCCAAGTCGGCATGATCTTCAGCTTCCTTTCCCGCAGACCAGATGACGAACAGGCGTATGCTTTCTATTTGCACGGAGCGATAGAGGAGCAACGCGTCGCGGCAAAGTTGTTGATCGAGAAGTTCGGAGAGCGTTTTTCTAAATACGAATTAAACAATGTGCAATTGGAAAATGCTGCACTGTCTCGAAGTGTTCGAGAAGTGAAGGACAAGGTTGGCTTAACCCAACACAAGGCTTGGAAGTTCAGACGGAAGTTGGCTGATGCACTAGCACCCGTACAGAACAGTTTGATGGATGCGCTGTGGGATTGGTTGCGACATCCAGAGGGAGTGGTAGAATAGTTCTGCGAGTTAATCACTTGCACCCTTCTACCTTATCACAAGGTCTTTGCCCGGGAACTCCTTGAATGGAACCCCCGGGCTTTTTTTCGACCAACGGCGGATATGGTTTTGCTTGGCTGTACAGTATGACCGGCCTCAGCGCACAGGACGGAACGCTCCACGCTTGATGGGTGGATTGTAACGTGACTGATCTAGCTACCCCCGGACTGACCTGAATGTCTCCTCACATATTCTGGCCGTTTACTTCTACTACACTTCAGTCGATATAGCTACAGAGGTACTACTCTCAGCCATGCGACTCTTCAAACGACGCTCTGCTTTCTTACGCTTGTGCGCTGCTCGGATATTCTCCAAAGCTTTGCCCGTGCGCTTCTTGCCATAGTCTGAACGTGTTACTGTTCGTGGACTTAGACGACGCCCAAGTGAATCATACTGAACATCATCGTCCTCGTCAATGGCTTCTGGGTGTGGATTAGCCGTTGCGGAAACCTTCTCCTCAGCGGGACTTACCTTACGAGGTAAACCCTTCTTCGTCGCAGCTTTCCTCTTCCGACTCTTCTTTGCAGAAGCCATAATGAATTCCTTCAGTTTGTCCTGAAGTTCTTCGACTAGATCTACCTGCTTGAACATCCACATCATCTCAGCTTCCGTAGATCTGAAGTTATCTTTTGCTACGGTTGCGGTGCGCTTGAGAAGAGCTACCAACAAGCGCGGATTATGGCAAGGTATTAGATCATCTGGTGCTTCATTAGATGCTCCGTTGCCAGAGCTAAGCTTTACTAGCATTGTGTTCATGCTACTGCCCTCCCTGTGAACTTAAGTGATTGAGCCTTGAAGGTCGGCTCGTTTGGTAGATAGCTTGGTTCGATGTGTCTACCTGCTATCTGCTCAAAGACAATCTTGGTCATCTTCCACATCAGCTTCTTGTCGATGATGTAGTTACGCCAAGCCATCATGCGACCGTCATTAGTAAAGCCAGAACGACGGCGTATTAGATTGTTGTATTCATCGGCGGTCATCGTGACTAAGTGGTTGCTGTAGTCTTGGCGACGGGGGCCGATGATAAGACTGACCATCCGATCAAGAGGGCAATCTTGACTAGCCGACAACGAAACATATTCGCGAGGCAGGTTATCGATACCCACCCTGAAACAATAGGTGGGCATGACGTTAGACAAGCAGCGGAGTATTACATCCTTCTCCGCCATCTCGCCTATGAACTTACTATATAGTCGTGTCATCTTACTGCACATAGCTGTGTGCTCCTTTCGAAGAGTGAGGTTTAACAATGCCAGCCAACTCAAGCAGAAGATCTTCGTGCTCTGCCCACATATCAATCACGCAATCTGCACCGTAGTTAGCATCGCTGTTGATACGATCAGACAGAACTTCTGAGTTGAACTGCTTGGATGACTCGTCACCGTACATCTCATACAGTAGAGCTGCGCACTTCATTGGGTTCTCACTTACCCAACGAATAACACCGTGATAATCCTCGGTCATCATTGCGTTATAGCTTGAGCGAACGATGCGGGCGAGGGCTTCGGTTGATAGTCGGACTTTAGGGTTAATGCGCCGAGAGGCCATCGGTGTATTATCGCGTTTGATACCGGCTTGAACTGCGGCCTTATTAGCTTTAGCCTTGGCTTTAGCTTTTGCCCGACGTACTCGTTGGCGATTAGCTTGAGCCTTGGCCTTACCATCCCACGGGAGTTGAGCTTGAGCTGAAGCTGTTGTGGTTTCTTGTTGCTTACGTTCGACCGAAGGAGATCGGTACCCTTCCGCTTCCCACTTTTTGTACTCGCCTTCTTCTTCGAGTTCGTTCCAGTAACGCCACGAACTGCTGCTGCCGTAGTGGTTCCGCGCTTTGGGAGAGTGGTTGGTTTCTTGGTACCGACTTTTGGTGCTTGGCGACGTGTTCGTCCCACCTCCATAGTAGTTGTATGAAGGGGCTTGCTCGTATCCGTGCTTCCAAGGAGTCCATGCGTAAGTGTTTGAATACCAGACACCATCGTACTCAACACCAGCATGCTTGTTGATAATGTAAACATCGCCAGCAGCATTCATGAAGCCGAACTTATTGGACGCGCCAATGTGAACGCCGATGTACCCACGGATGTACGGATTCTCAAGAGAGTCGGGGCTTTGCTCAAGCATAGGCTTAAGAAAGTCTTGGATGTAATGCCATGTGTCGGATTTGGTTAGATCCTTAGAGTTGCCACTTGAGAGAATACCGTTGTGTGCCATCCACAAACCATCTACCACATCGTATGGATGACAGTTGTGCAGATCAATGTCGCCGTGAGTTTTCATGCGGAAGTGGATGACAGCTTCATAGCATGCGATCTCTTTGTAGTACAGCTCAGTTACTTCCTTGAGCGAACCGACATGCTTGTAAACTACAACGCCGCGCTCATCACCGTGATTGACGATGGCACCGAACCCGTCTGGATTTTTTGCGTAGAAGTCCGTTAACTGTTCTGCCGTGAAGCAGTAATCCTTCGGCTGATGAATGAGAATACACATAGGTCAATTCCTTTTTGTTAAGTTGGTTGAAGTTATGCTGCTGATGCTTGAGGAGTGGTTTGCTCGTTATCATTTCCGCTATCCAATGATAAGTAAGAACGCAGGTAACGATTCTCTGCCTTGCGTTCTGGTTGCATGAGCCACTGCTTGAAACCGATTGCTGTAAACTGAGTAAGTGAAACCTCGCCGGGAGTGCAGAAGGTTAGCAAGGAGTTAACAAACTCTAGGGCTGCCATTACTGATTCGTATCGCAGTGAACCACGGAAAATCCTGAACTCGATTGTCTCTGCATTCGTGACGTTCAGGGCCTCGTAACGCTCGGTACTGTGCTTGCCGTGTATGGTGAACTTAGCCATGTGCGGCTTGAAGCGGCAGTAGTTATTGTCATAACGGCGGGCAATCGAACGAATCAACGCCTCGTTACGGACATCGTTAAGGAAGGACTGCACACGGTAGATCTGGCCTTGAGTCAGGAACTCACGACCGACGTGGACATGCAGACCACAGGCACCACCCTCATGAGAACGGAAGCCCATCTTCAACTGAGGATTATTAAGGAACAAAGCTAACCGTTCCCGGTGTACGTCGAGACCTGCTGGTTGTGTGACCATCTCGAAGCCCTCGCCGATTGAACCGTCGCGCTCGAAGAAGCAGTACTCGCCGGTCTGCTGGGTCTTGTAGTTGACAGCCTCATGGATTGCCGCCAGCTTCTTATCCAACTGACCAGATCGGATCTGAACCTCAAGCTCGATGCCGAATGCCCTGCGGTTTTGACGGAACCACGGGGAATCTATGATGTCAAAGCCACGATTGCGAGAGCTGTGATAGCTACCCAACAGATCGCCGTAAGGAGTCCAGTGTTGGTCGCACCAGATACTAAGGCGGTCATTCCATATCAGACCAGCAGTACGCCTGTCATCAATGTATGTATTGTTTGCGCGTGTATGAATCTGCACAGCAAACGACGTGAGGATCAGTTGACTACGGTTGTTGTGAATACGGGTACCATTCGCTAGTTCTTTCTGCGCACATTCTCCGCAGTAAGTACCCTCCGCAGTGTAGTCTGCGTCATTACCACGCCAGCGGAAAGCCTCACCGTGTACTTCGTAGTGACCGCAGTGTGCGCGATTGAAGTGATATGTGCCAAGCCAGTTACTAAACCAAGTCTCTTGACTGTGGTTAGCTTGGGCTCGATCAGTAGATATGAAAGCATTGTGCCACTGATTAGCTATCTTTTGATAAGCTGTGGATGGACGACCGCTTTCAAGGTTCATTGTACCCGGGCCAGCATGGATACCAAGAGCAAGTATATCCATAGTGAAATGAGAGCGAAGCAGACCGGTCTTGTAGTTCTTGCCAACCTCATCAACAACTCCACGAAGCCACGCTACCATCTGGATGCGCTCATCGCTCGTCATATTCTCCATGACGTACTGCAATAGGCAGAACCACTTGTTACGGTGTACGTTGCTACCGTTCGAGCGGCTCATCGAATACATATACTTCTTCATGAAAGCTTTGAAGTACCCTCTATTGTTACGGTAGTCCGTTGCTTTCCTGCGAGTGTAGTCATACAGACTGAACAGTGTGCTCATCTCCGCCACCTTTCTTCTCCTTAGGGAATGGAACTTTAGTAAAACTACCAACTGAATCGATCTTCTTGTTGAACTTCTCATCAAGTTTACGAACTCGGTTGGCAGTCAAGGATGTATTGCATTGCAGCTCATTAAGAAGCTCGTGGTTATCCCAGCACTCGATGTCATCGTAGTCTGCTTCCCATGTGCCTCCATTGGTATGAATCTCACCGATGCAAGAATAGTCACTGTCATAAACCACATCCCAACTAAACTCACGGCGCATAAAATCTATAACCTTCTGCGCAATGTGTCCGTTGCCGGGACGAAATGCCCTCAGCCAAACTCTATCAGTCATCGCTGTCTCCTTTTTGGTGCTTCTCTAGTTCATCATGAATACGATCCATGCCTACGTCAACGGTGTCGCTTATCTTCTCGCACCATTGCATTGCTTCTGCAATGTCCTCGTCACTGAAGTTAGCCAGCTTGAATATGAGTGTCGCACCGCCGGCTGATACCGCAGCGAACTGCATGCCAACGGGTGCGCGAACGTGTTCTGGTGCCCTGCGTGTGCCAATTGAGATGAGCTTGGCCGCATGTGAAACACCAGATAAGTAGCGAACTATCTCAGTGAATGTCTCGCCTTTGATGGCCCTCAAGTTATCGAAGTACTCTTGCAAGCTACTCTCGATATACTTTTTGTTGTCCTCAATTGCTTTCTTGATTGGATCAGTCATGACTTCTCCTTGTAAGGATCTCCTTGTTCATAATCCATGCCCATGAGTTTGTATGCTTCGTCAAGTTCTTCTTGGGTCATGTCCGTACTACCCCAACCCCTAGGTGGAGCTGGTTGCTGCTGCTGCCTTGCTGCTATCTGCTTGAACTTCTTGCGTAGATCTGTGTCAAGCGAGGTCGTATAGGCGAAGTCACGCCTGACCTGCTTGCGTAAGTCGCGTCGAGTCATCATTGGAATCTCCAAAGGTTGAAGATGAGAAAGGGGAGTCGCCCTCCCGTTAGGGAAAGAGGGCGGCGACCCGAGGTTAAAAAGGTGAGAAGTGTGGGACTTTAGACTTGACCTTAGTGCCGAGGTTGTCGATAACATCATCGACCTCCCATCCCTCGACTCTTGATATTGATTCAAGTAAGGCCGGGTTCTTGTGGATTACTTCTAGTGCTTTGCGCTCTGCTTCTCCTGCGCTGCTTGCTTCTACTGGATAGTCGCACACCAAAAGCTTTGACATCTGAACGATATACTTCTTGGTTCTTACTGGCATCTCGGGCCCCGCTCCGGTGTCACTCTTCTGGAACTTGACCTTGGAGATCGGTGTTACTGGTTGAAACAACGGCGTGAATGGATTGACTTTCATTACCCTTCTCCTTATCGTATGATTTAGTTATGAACATAAGGTAGATCTTTTAACTTCTCCATGCACTGCGAGAAGTATGTCATGTAGAGCACCTCACCACAGTGACCTAGCGTGACACTCAACTTGCAGACATGCCCCTCAGGTAGATCCCCTCGGAGTACATGACCGTGTGAGTCAACCGGTATCTCCGTTTGTCCCACCTGAATTGAAGCCCCCTGACTGCACATTGCTTCCTTTGTTTCTTGGAGACTTCCTGCTTCTGCGTTCCTTACTAGCAGATGCACCGCTAACAGGGCAAGCAGAAGGTATATGCAAAGACGGTACCATAGCGACATCTTGATTCCCTCCATCAAACTCTCGCTCCTTGATCTCATCTCTGATATAGATATAGATCGGGATGCTAGAGTACATCAAAGAAGCGAAGAAGGCGTATACATCAGGCACCCTCAACGCACCCATAATTACCCATGCCATACCAAATGTCAACAGTATGACAAAGACGGTAAACGTAGATACAAGCAAGTTCATTAGTCTATTCATATCACCACCATGAGTCGTAGAATATTGCATTATCTTTAACATCTTTGCTGGCTTTCAGTAGGAACGAGTCAAGACTTTCAAGATCCTCAGGATAGATTGTCTCTGCTCCGAAGAAGAATCCGCTCCGTGGTTTGAGCTGATCCTTGTCCCTAGCGTTGGCTAAGTCTGCAATGTCCTCAGCAAACAACCTTACTGTTGCACAATTGAAAACTTCAGCACCGCCGGCACCTGTACGTTCTCGCCACAGATCTTCCATCCATCCATGAAGAGCATTGAACTTGCGCCAGTAGTGGTACTGTGAATCTATACAGCCACTCTCATGTGCAAGTTTGTCTGCCTTCATCAAAGAACTCCAATAGGCTTCACGATCATTAGTTGTCATCAATGAAAGCTCTGCGTCACTCTTGTCAGTAAAGCCAGAGAAGTATCTTGCTGCTCTCCGAGCTGGGAAATTATATGCAGTAACATCACCTACTGGATCATCCAAGTGCCTAACGTACTTCTCTACAACTGGTAGTGGTACTTTATATGCGTACATATCGAGACCCACGTTACCTCCCTTTCAAAGTAGTGATACATTTTTGATAAGTACTTTCGTACATCTTCTGCTTACAAGCTTTCTCAAAGTATGAGAACTTGCATGGGTGAGACATAGGCCAGCCGCTAGAATCTACGGCACCAGCCCGTGTCTCTATCTTAAGCTCTGTAACTGAACGCTGCGCATTCTCTTGGCACTGAGCGATAACTTCCTCAGTTGTTAGTCTGCGCGAATCGCTGTCGGCAAGATGCACAGAGCCAGCAACCAATCCGACAGTGAGTAGTTGGTATATCAATAGTCATCCCTCCATATACATTCCATGCTGTAATCAAAGTCATCAATCCCCATGTAGGTAGTTACATCGTACATTGGGAAGTTGACAATGAACACACGCTGAGTAGGAGAGTAGATCGAACAGCCCTTCATGATGTACCCCTTATCATCTATGACTGTCACTGATCCACCCGGCATACCCCTGAATTCGCATGGATGATTAAAGAAATGCCTGACCTTGGGTTCAGTCCTGCTTTCCCAGCAGTGCTCAACCTGAACTGGCTTGGCATCGGCGGTCAGATAGTAGGCACCCAACACTGCAAGTATCAGTGCCCCTGCTGTTAGCTTGCTCATTCGGGATTCTCCAAGCAGTTAATCATCTTCTTGATAGCTTCGTACTCGTCAGTGCTATTGACCGGGAGTTCTTTGGCTAACTCGGACAAGAGGATGAGGGAGTTATCTTCTATGATCTTAAAGGATCTGGTGCCCGAGTCACTGAGGATCCTGATGTGTGCTTGTATTTCATAGTCTAACATTGCTCCTCCTACCAAAATGTATTTGATACAGCAACTACGATTGTTAACATAACTGCAACAGATAGCCATAAGAAGAACAGGTTGGGTTTCTCTGCATCTCTTACGCCCTGTTGGTACAGTTCCTCCGCTTGCTCACTGACACGACGGTCGAGTGCCACGCCGATGTGATAATCAATCAGCTCATCTAGTGCTAGTCGAGCGTTAGTCTCATGCTCCATGCGGTATATGTGGGTAGTAACCAGACCCTCTATGACTACGAACTTGAACGGGTTCTCGTTGTAGCTGTCGAGTGATCGGAGCTTATTGTCCTCGCTCTTGGCTTTCTGGTACCCCATCTCGTATCCCTCTTGGAATGGATCGACACCGGCGGGAACAGGATTAGTTGCAAGATTGTCAGCACCAAGTGAGTAACCACCCATGTACTCATTAGGATCACAGAAGGAACAGTACTCCTTGTCCTCTGGTACCTTAATCATTTTGCAATCTTTGCAAACCTTCTTGCCCTTGCCAATACGCTTGATCTGACCAACCCAATCTTCAAATGAATTATCCATCGGTCTCTCCACATTCTTGTTGGAATCTACGGTAGCGATACGATGCCTCTGCGCTACCACCCTTCGGGTTCTTCTCACGCCACTCTGCCATAGCTTGCTCTGTGCAGGTAGGCTTAGGAGTACAGCCAACCATCAAGATAATTACAGCAGCTACCAAGATGTAAGGCCACAGCTTAGCTATGCTGTCTCCGATGTCGTCGAACCACCCGATTTCAAACCACGCTTTCTTTTGTTTACACATGCTTTGGTCTCCTTACGAAGTAGCTGGGATGCAAAGGCTTGGTTCTCGACGAGCAAGTCTTGGATGTACTCTTCCTTCTGAACTAGCTCACCGTGAAGCAGGTATGCTGCGACCCATCCCAGAAAGGCAACAACCATTAGTATACAAATGACAACATATTCAAATACCATATCAATCTCCTTGCTTAAGTTCTCCCTTAGTACACATTCTTTCAAGCTTTGTCAATAGCTTTGTATAGCATGTGAACGAAGAGTCTTTGGGGTTACAGATCTTCTCTTTCTTCATGATGTTGAGCTGAGTTTGCTGGTCTATCTTGATACTCATGAGTTCTTTGACATGATCTGCGGCGTATTGCTTGCAGTCCTGCTGTGTCCAAGGCTTGATCTCTTGTGCGATTGCGCGGGTAGAAGAGATGAACAGCATCAGAAGTATTGTCAATAAGACAATGAATAAATATCTAGCCATCTCACCTCCCTGCAAAGATCATTACCAATGCCCATACCGTGAAGCACAAGGCGGCAAGGACAAGCAGCAGCATCTCATCTATCGGATCGATGAGTGGGTCTTTGTCGTCGTCATCCATTAGAAAATCCTTCAACTAGCAAATGACAAGATAGCAACAACCCAACCTACGATCCAGAGTGTTGCCAATATTGTATGAACCCACTCAGCGTTATACCAAGCGTTGCTTTCGCCACAGTTAGGACAGTCGCCCTCGCAGACGGGGCCGTGGACGTGACCGCAATACTTACAAGACATATCTATTCCTCCTGCTTCTGGTTAGCGAATCCCTGCTTGTGCGTCTTGAAGAAGAGATCGATCTCCTGCCTGATCTCAGTTTGGTCAACGCCGTGCTTCTCGCAGGGTTCAATGGGGTTGCCGCAGAAATCTCTGGGCACCGGACGGTGAGTGATCCGCCAGACAACGATAGCATAGATCACCAGCCATACCCAAGGTTCGGCTATATCAACCATCTGCTACCCTCCAATCTGTCTCGGTGACTATCTCCACGTCAGTCCAAGCTGCCAGATGAACTACCCCACCTGACATGTCCGTACAATAGGAGTACATGCCATCGATGTGATGGAAGAACAGCACCCCATCCTCCTCGAATCCCTTGATGCGGATACGGGTATTATTGGGTACGTTATAGAGTTCCATAGTTCTTCTCCTATGTATTGAGCAAGTTGTTCATCTGTTGGATGCGCTGCTGGTACTCAAGCTGGTCGAGCCGCTTCTCTGTCTCCGTCCTAGTGTCAGGCGCGGGAACACGGGAGGCACAGCCAGATAGGAAAGTGATAACAACTACAGCCACGCCAATGAGGAAGGCATGCCATAGTCCAGTGAGTATAAGGTCGAGTAGTTCTTGCTTGGTTTTCATTAGAGTCCTCCGGTAATAAAGTAAATCAAAGACATACTGATTGCTGCTGTCCATAAGAACACGGGTAGATGGGTGATGCGCGCCGCCCATGTTGCCCGTCTTATGTAACTCTTGATAACATCTTCTAGGTCTGTACTGCGTAGGTCAAAGGCTTTCATATTCTTAAGCATGAACGGCCAGAAGAACATGTAACCAAAGGTTGTAGCTACAGTGCCCGATGATCCTTGGATCCCACGTCCGATGCAATGTGTGGCAATCAAGTAACCTATTAAGAAGTACGAGCATATTATGATACTAAGCATAGTTTCCTCCTATGTAAACAAGTTGATAAGTTTCCTAGTGTAGTAGCAGATAGGCCAGCCGACCGCCAGTGCCACATAAAGCAATGAGAAAGGCCACATATACTTCCACCACAGATCGTCCAATAATTTCCTCATGACAATCTCCTCAGCACGGAGCGATCACTCAGGCGAGAGGTAGCCTTGGCGAACGCTAAAAGAAGGCGAAGGCCGGGAGAACCCCAGCCCCCACCGCTAGTGCCCACTAATCTCATCGTTAACGTAGGCAATGACATAACAAAGGACTCCGATACCAGCTAGAGTCCACGCAATTAACCACAGATCCCATAGTATTTCAAGTAGTAAGGACATATCAATCTCCTTTGTATTTGTTGAAGCCTTCAACGAACACCCCAGCTGCGAAGAACATATTGAGTGACCATATTGGTGAGTGCTCGGGAGAAACCCAAGAACCAATAAAGCATACTGCTGAAGCCAGCCCTCCGATTATCATCATTCCGGGATCTTTGCTCATGTCATTCTCCTCTAGGTTGATAGGTGAAGTCCAAGCCGCAGCGATACAGCTTGGAGTATACGTTCCAACTGATCGGCTGGAATCCTTGGAACTGAGCACGTTGACAGTACCGATAGTACCCTAATGCTACTTGTGATAGGTATCGTGAGTCCATGATCCAGCCTCCCAGTTGTCAAACTCATAACGGAACATGTAATCCCTGCGGAATTCGAGGAAGTCCTGAGCGATAAGACCGACACCGAATCCCATGCCGAACCCCGACAGCATAACGCCGACCGCCCAACCACCAAAGACAAAACCACATGCTACGAACGCTAGGATAACGCAAGCCAACATAACTGGATAGTCACGATCAGATGCTAACCAACGTAAGAAGATAGATTCATTGACTGTGGACATAGTGGACTCCTAAGTAGAAAAAAAAGAGCGACTACCCAGCACGCTTGAAACTGGATAGCCGCCCGAAAGAACCGTAGGAACATGGCGAAACCTACGGTGGAGAACTAGCAGCAAGGAGGATTTACCCAACTTAGGTTGGCGACCTCCTGCTGACCTGAGGATTTACCCAGCTTGAGCTGGCGACCTAGGTATCGAGTATTGCTAGGATGATAATTGCTATCATGGAGATGAAATAACCGATAGCTAGATAGAGTTCGAGAGCTGGTGACATGATGATCTCCTGAGGTTATCGCGGGGAATACCTGAGAACAGGCACCCCCCACGGAAGAACTACCAATTAAGAGTTAGTAGCCTTAGCACAGAACATAGAACGAAGAAGGATCTCAGCTTCGATAACCAACTCATCCTTAGAACCAGAACGAGAAAGCTTATCCAGAGCCATGAGAGCCTTACCGGTCATCTCAACCTCCGAAGAAGTCATACGAGCCAAGACACGACCACCCTTAGCTGCCAGTTCAGTCTTGTCACGCTTGGAGGCAGGAGAAGTCCGAATAGCCCAAGAAGCTTCCCACGAAGTAGTAGGAATCGTACCAACAAAGATACCACGCTGTGCCATAGCCTCCAAACGAGACTTCTGTGCATCAGTAATAGGACGAGCTGTAGCTGTAGTCATAGCAACCTCCAAAAAGAAATAAAGATAAAAGAAAGAAGAGGTGACGAGCCCCTTCACGAATAGTGAGGGGCGAGGAACCGTGAAGGTTGAAGCCAAAGGAAGGTGACAGAAAGCACCCTAGTCAGTTCCAAAAAATCCTTATGAATCAAGGGGAGTTCCCGCACGCGAGTCTAATTGTTCCCAAAACAGCAACAAAGTACCCTGATTGTCGCTGGAAATGGGTAGAACAGACGCTAAGAACTCCGAGAAGTAGCATACCTACAGTGTATGAGTACCCCCTACCGGCACCCAAAGGGTATCACCCCCGGGGGTTGAGACTCAGCAGTATCCCATACACATACGCGACACCCGACTTTGAAGTAGAATACCTTATGGACTTTGACCCGAAAGACTTTGAAGATGAAGCTTTGATATTGTGTGCCATCTTTGTATGGCTAATCATTACGGTTGTGTTGAAGTAAACGGAGGCGCAATGAGGATAATGGACTATGGTCAGAACTGGCTGAGGTTAGATGAGACGGATTACAGGTTAAGGGCTTTGGCCCGGCTGTTGCCTAGGGTGGAGCAGTGGATTGGTGAGCACGACCGGCGGGTACTGGATGCGCAGTATTGGGGGATAACGAAGGATAGTCCTGAGGAGACATGTGTTGTTAATTTGGGAAGTGATTCTGGGTACAGTGGGGACGAGCTTGAGATTGATTACTACGATGTGATGCGACAGTTCCCTGAGTTGAAGGAGTTGTTCAGGGAGTTGGAGTTGCAGCCTTACCTTGGCACCAACAAGATTGGGAATTGGGGGATACACCGGCACTGCTATAACCCCACCTCCCGGTGGAACCTAGTACTTCTTGGGGAGGGGAACGATGGTGGACGTGGGGAATTTTTTGAATATACTGGTGAGCATCCCAAGGATCCTGAGTACGATCTGGTATACGGTGTTCTGGATGAATGTGAAGAACGGGAAGCGAAGAGTATTGAGGTGTCTTACATAAATAGCAACGAGTGGTATAGCATAGATACTTGGTGTTGGCATGCGCACCATGCGCCATGTGGGGAGAAGTGGCACCCAGCTAGGGCTTGGCTGATGCACTTCAAGTACGCACCTGACAAGGTAGCGGTGCAGGAAGTTTTGAAGAACCTGAAGCTGTGGGGTGTGAGGCGGTTGATGTGGAGATGGGATCAGGAGAGACGCTACCGGCACGGGACTCACTCCCTCTAACACCCCGGGGTATAAGCAACATTACTTGTTATTTTTCAAACAGGTTATGCTATACTTGTGGCAAAATGAAAATACATGTGCATATATAGTAACAATATCTAGCGCAGCGTGGCGCAGCGGTAGCGCGA